ACTTTCGCATTGCAGCATTACCCATGCCTTCGTTACGAGAATCTTTAGGGACGACTATCTTATTGAGAGTGATTATCCCGTTACGTTCCGACATTGAACTAGTGATACCTTTACTATCCCATGATTTCTCAACAGCATCTAGCGACTTTGGTGCGCGACTGAACTTAGCTGTAATACTCACATCGTTATCATCGAACACAACATAGTTGTACGCACCCTCACCCTTGGTTCGGCTGGAACCGTCGAGGTATTTAATACCACGGATTCCTAGCGAGTGGAGGTATTCTGAGGCTGATTTTTGTGAACCTTTGGTTGAAGTAAGTCTCGAATAGATACTTTCACCAGTGCTGTCCGTACCAAGATCCTTCGTCATACGATCAACGTCTTTCTGCGTCAGATCAAACTTTGAATCACCTGAGACAAGTACCCACGGGGCAGCGCTTGCAGGTTTGATCTTGCCATTACGATTGTCGCGAATAACAGACCCACCACCCATATCCAGTCCATCAGGGTTGACTTTGTTGGAAGGAAGTTTACCCAGTGCAGCCTTAACTTTATCGCTCTGCTCAGACAGCGGCTTATCCCACAATAAATAATCTTCTTGCTCCGGAGCTAGTTCAACTTCGTAGAGTTTGCCTGACCGTTTGGCTTCGATCTTTATCGGCAATGACTCAAATTTAGCTTTAACTTCTGACATCTGTTTTACAGCTTCAGGGCTGTTATCAGTGCGATACATCTCGATCCGATTGTCAAGCCATTTGATAACATCAGGTTTACTGCTAGCTTTATTAAAAGCTAACGCTAGATGGGAAGCAGTCTGGTTGTCCAACCCATAACTATCGATAAGTAGTTTTTCTATAACATCTACGTTTCTATGACCGCCACTGATATTAGGTATAGCCTTACCATCTATCTCCAAACTGGAATTTTCTAACGCGCCTTTATAAAACTCAGCAACATCCTTGCTCTCGGCAAAGTAATGCCCGTAACCATAAGCCTGTGCACCTTCCCCAGTACCTATTTTAGCACTATCAAATTTATTATGATCATGAGGAGAGCCATGCCAAACTTTATGAAATTTAGCTTCTACTGATTGAGTAGGTTGTTGAACATCTTTATATTTAGCTACAGCTAAGGCAATAACTTCTCTAGCTTTCTTAACATCTTTTACAAAAGCATCTGAACCTAAATTATTACTTTTAATAAATTGTTCTAACCAAGCTTTAATAGTGTCAGCAATCTTTGTGAAGAGACTTCTATCCTGATCTGCTAATTTATTCCAAAAGTCTTGTTTGGTGAAGTTATCCCCCATAATATCGCCAATCATTTCTTTGACAATATCTTTATGTGAAGCACCTTCTATTTTATATTTATCAGCATACTCTTTATGATTTTTTAATAAGCCTTCCATAGATGCTACAAGATCTTTATACACATCTGGCTTATCATATTCAAGATGATGAGAAAGTTCATGTCCCATTACTGCATGAGCAGGATATTTAGTATTCACATCTAAGAAAATAACATCTTTAATATTTGGAACAACAACTCCATTAATACCAAAGTCCCCTTTAGCATCAATCCATGTTATTCTTTTTCCAAATTTACTTGCAAGATTGGTTGCTGTAGTTGCTTGAGCTTCTCTGGTTTTGTCTTTAGCAACAAAGTCCCGCACATTCTTGGGTGTGATTGTGAAGGTGTATCCTTGCTTGTTAAGCTTTTCTTCAAGAAGTTTAGAATCTTTAACACTATTATCCTCCTTGAATGAATAGCCTTGTTTCTCTAATTGAATATGAATATCTTCTTGTTCATCAAGGGTATCATTCATAGCTTGGTCTAATGCCAATGTAGCTTTTCTATAGCCTTCAAGATTACCCTGCTCGGTTAAAGAAGCTAATCCAGATATAATACTATCTTCATGACTACTATCAATTTTAAGCTTTTTTAAGCATTTAGCTAGACTCATAATTTACCTATAAATAAACAAATAATTTCTATAATTTCCATATCATCTTTTTCTACATCTACAAGATGACTTGTTGGAATTGTTGTTCGTGTATGTCTTGATGTAACAAATCCACCTTCTCTTGAGTAACAATAATTTGTTTTGGAGTATCTTTTCTTGGTACAAGACCAAGCGCTGTAAATTTATCTAATTCTTCTTTATTTATTATCTTAGGCATTTAAACAATCCCTCAGATTATTAAGCAAATCTATCCTAGACTGTACATCATTCAAAGCAACATCAGCTTGGGTTCTACCTGGATGTTTATCTGGATTACCTTTCCAATCTAAGGTAGCTCCAGTTTCATCTTGTATTTTTAAGTTAACATATAACTCTTTTAATTTAGGATCACTATAGTCTAGAGTCTGTTTATCTTGGATGGGAGCTAAAGGACTAGCATCACCTTCCACCATAACTGCTTCTGCTGATTTACTTAATAGCCCGGCATCTTGCCTGGAACTTTGGGTTTCTTCTGTTTGCTTGGCTGTTTCTTCATAATCTAAAATCTCCGTGGGAGTTAATCCCGTTGTGTTTGTTAAGTCTTTTAATGTTGGGTCTACTGTGGATAGTACTGTATCTTTTGTTACAGGTTTTCTGCTAACTGCCTGTGTTGTTGCAGCTATAGCATCTTCTACTGTTGGAGCACTAGCTATATTTGCTACATCCTTTGCTATAATTTCTTCATTAATAGCTCCTGCAACTTCATGAGCTTTCTGTTGATAGTCTTTAGATGTTACATTTATAGCACCACCAGCTCCAAACAATCCACCTGTAGCTCCACCCACGAGAGCACCTGTTGCAGCAGCACTAGCTACTCCTTTACTTAAATCTTGAGTTGGATCTAAATAGTCTTTAGTAGCTAGATTGGATAAGTATTGTTCAGCTCCAGATTGTGGAGCTTCTTGTATAGCTTCTCTAAATATACCCTTAGCTGTTTCTTTTACTAACCCACTTGAGGTTCCTGTTGTAATCTTCTGATATGCTTGCCCTAGTGCACCACCACCAGTAAGAGCACCAATGGCTCCTGTGGATAATGCTGTGTTTTGAAAGAGTTCTGTACTAGCTTCATCAGCTAATAACTTACGCGCTTTCATAGCTCCATGTTCTGCTTTTAGGGATTGATATCTTGGAGATTTCTCAAGCTCTTTCTCAGGCATACCAATTATTTGTTTCTTAAAAGCAGCAGCATTCTGTACACCAGCACCTAAACCCTCGGCAGCACCAAAGCCAATAGCAGCTGGCACTCTAGCTATAATATTACTAGTAACTCCTACAGGGGCAGCAGTACCCGCTAGTAATGCACTTGTGGCTCCACCAGAACCTAATGCTTTAGCTCCTGTTTGGATACTTTTTGAAAGCACACCACCAATAGGAGCTGTTAGCACCATAGCAGGAAGAGACTTGGTAATATTCATACCTAATGCTCTACCCCAATGATCCCCTAGAGATAGATCATCCTCAACTACATTGGCCTCCATTGCCTTTTTTCCTTGAAGAGTCATGGAGTCTTTCCAATACTTAACACCTGAATCACGCAGATCATTAAGAGTTTTACCTACATTATCTGCACCTACCTTTTCTGCTACCCATCCAGCGCCACCCAGTAACTCATTAGATCCAACTGCAAATCCTTTAAGATAATCCAAAGTTTCTGGGGTAACATCCAACTCTTGCTGTGTAGGAGCTTCTTTGTAAGTACGTTGTAGGTTTTTCTTTCTTTCTTTCCCCTTAACGTCTGCATCAGCAGTATCCCTTATTCTTGAGAGAATCCCTGTTTTATCTGACCCTCGTAGGAAGTTATCATTAAGTAATGCTTGATTATATGCAGACTGACGTACTGGCGCACCTTTTATTTGAGATGCAGTTACATTAGATGTATCCAGAGCTGTTTCTTCTGCACGCTCTGCAATGCTCTTATTTTCAAAAATATCCTTTATACTATCTCTGACACTACCTAAAACTTTATCAGTAAAAGATTCTTTATAAGTTGGATCTAGTTCTTTTCTTTTACTCAATAATACTTTAGCAATAGCATCATTGGACATATCAGCAGGGAAAGCAAACACCTGCCCATAAGCTTTCACCTTTCTAGTCATTATTCAAATTGTCCTGTTTTTGGATTGAATGTTGGTATTAATGGCTCGTCTACTTCCATTACTCCCTGACCTTTTGCTGCTTTATATTTTCTCTCAAACTCAAGTAATTGTTCAGGATCCATCATCATGTTATTACTAGCAATACCTCTCAACATTTTCTGACGTTCTATCTCAGCGAGTGCTTCTACAGGATCTTTTGATTTACCAAGCCTAACGTAATCCATGGCAGCTTTACCTTCAGATGACATAGGTTTATACTCACCTAATACTCCAACACCCCCCTCAGCTTGTTTCATCTTGGCTAGAGAAACTCTGTTACCTTGTTTAACTCCTTCAAGTTTTAATTGCTGTGCAAGTCTTGAATCATTTAATTCTTTTCTAGAAGCAGATTGCCTATCTATCTTATCTAAATCATGTGCTCTACTTCGTTCTGCTTCAGCTTGTTTAATAGCTGTCTCTCTATCAAACTTCATAGCTGCATATTTAGATTTAATCATAGCAGCAGTAGCATTAGCCTGTCCGTTGATTTGCATCATCTCAACTTTATTAATAGCATCAGTATTCATGTTAGAAGCATTTCTTGCTCCTGTTGCAGCACCTGCTGCAAGCATTCCAAGTAATCCCATTATACTTCTCCCAATATACCGGATTGAGTACCTGATTGCACCGGATTAGCTTGTGTCATATTTTGTACAGGTTCTTCTTGTGTTTGACCTATTCCACGTTCAGCCATCTTAGCTTGAAAATCTGGATCATATTTACTATGTACTAAAGTAACAAAGGTATGTACCGCAGTTTCATAATCCTCATCAGTAATAGCAACCCCAACTTCAGATAAATACTCAGCTACTCTAGCTATCATTATCATTGCATATGGATCTACTATATCCCCAGGCATGTTCTGACTTTGTTGCATAAGAGTCATGAAAAAACTAAATGCTCCTTCACCCAAATCTTTACCAATGTTCTGACTTTGTTCTAAATGATCAAGTAAAGTATTTGTTTCTGGATTCTCAAACAACATCTCATTTGATACATTCAGAAGTTGATCTAGATTATTAACTTGTTTCTCATCCATCTGATTTACCATCTCTGAGTAAATCTCATTTGAATTAATAGTTAGTTCTTCCATTATGATCTTAATATCCCACTGTAAGCGTAAGGATCTCTTTGCAAACCTACAGAAGGATTAGCATTCACTACTGTACCATTGTTAGCGTTGAGCCTATCGAATTGCTGTTTTTGTAACCCAAAGTTATCTTTATGCATTTGCATTCTTTGATCCATCTGTTCATTTAACATGTATGCATCTCCCATACCACCAAGGATATTCATAGTGGGATTATATTGAGTTAGCACTCCATTTGTTTTATCCCAAAAAGACTGTTCGGCAACAGGATCAAATGAAGCTAGCTTATTAACACCTTCAGGTTTATAACCTAAGTTTGAGCTGACTGTAGAGAAAGCATCAGCAGCACCTGCTTGAGGAGTTGTTTTCATTGTGCTGAATCCAGCAGCTTTAGCTTTAGGACTATCCAACATACTCTCTACTTTGGTACTATCTAGTAGTTTTCCACCTTGAGATACTTTAGCTGCTGTCTTTCCTGCTGTAGCAATTCCAGCTAACATACCTGCTCCACCAACCATACCACCATACGTACCAATCTTACTTAATGTTTTATTCCCTGTAGCCATGCCTATTACTTGCATACCAGTGGAAGCTATTGTTAATCCTGTAGCTAATCCTGAGAGAGTCATCCCTCCGACAGCCGTACCAGCAGCAGCCAAACCAGCTCCCACGGCAGCACCTGCTGACGCAGCAGCAGCACCTATTGCAGCACCAATACCAGCTAGTGGTGGCATATAATCTCCTTGTTCACTTTATAGATATAACTGTCATAAGCTATATCATCTTTTATAAAATTACTTCTTTCAAATCCAACTTGTTTCATACCAATCTTATTTGCAAGTCTAAGAGCTAACAAATTGTAAGAGGGTATAGATGTTCTTACCTCAATAGCATCAGAATTGATCCAAAACCATTCTAAGGCTTCTAAACAATATTTAGTAGCTAAGCCATAAGATGCTTTTTTAAATCCAATGTGAACGTTGTAGATCTGTTCTTGAAATGGTAGAACTACAATAAGCCCTACATCATGCACTAATATATATTTACAATTTATATCAGGTATAAATAGAAGCTTTGGATTTACATTCTTAAAACTGTCATCTGTAGACATACGCCAAACATTAGGTAGGGTTAAGAACTCTTTAACTATCTTAGTATCTTCTGTATAGGTTATCACTGGTATTTACTCAAAGCAGGTTTCCATATATAGAATAATGGACTATCTGTTCTCATAGTTCCTACAGGATGTACAGGAGATAAAAAGCTTTCTTTTAACCAATTCATAGCATAGTCACCAGAACTTCCAAATGGTTTATAATGGTTCTCCATATCATCTAAGAATTTCTGTGGAACGAAATCTTTAGAATCTATTTGTTTTAATCCCATGTTCTTCAATTGAGAGTTATATGAATTAGCTTCAAATGGTGTAACCTTATATGCTGAGGTATCAATTTGATTACCTCCAGCATTAAGAATATATCCACCATCTTGTTTTGGTTGCATGTAATAGTCTGGCTTTACTCCAGGTATCTTACTTTGTGTAACAGTTTGTGTATTACCAAGTATTCCTGTGTTCCCACTGTTCGTGAATAAGCTCGTAGATGTGGGATTACTAGAGCTACTGTTGAAATTTAGTTTACTACCTGCAGACTTAAATGATGGAAGTAAAGTAGTTAACTGTTCAAACTGTGCTTTCACATTATTGAACATGCTAGCCTTGACATCTGGTGAAATGTTTGGGTCACCCCCAATCTGAGCATATAAACTCATGTAGGTTTTACCTAAATCACCCATAATTCCAGAGTCTCTCGACATGCTTTCTATATTAGCTAAAGCTATCTTGTTATCAGAATCTAGTTGTGTTGCCCATCTTTGAAAACCAAGATTCTTATCAAACTGATCTACATTAACTGCCTGACCTGTATTGAACATACCAACACGATTACCTTGATCAGCATTAAACTGAGACATGTTATTTGCTTGGCTAGCATTAAACATGCCTGCTTGTAGTTGATTAGTAGTGTTTGATTTATTAGCATCATAAAATGTACCAGCATCTTGTGTAGCGAATGGTGTAGCATTTCTAATCATTGCATCTTGTGCTGCAGTAGCTCCTATAGAACTATCAAGCATTCCACGTTTATTAGCATAAGAAGCTCCCATTGTCTTAGCCTGTTCCATCAAAGGACTTCCACTATCCAACATACTTTTCAATTGGCCTTGTGAAGTCTGCTCTGGAGTTACAGTGATATTTCTTGGTGTTACACTTGGAGCTAAACTTGCACTTACTGGTGTCACTGCAATATTATTTTGTTCTTTACTTATACCTTTACTTTGGATAAACTTATCAATGCTTGCAGCATCATACCCAGGAACACCCTTCATAGCCTGAGATATACTATTAGCATCTACACCATAGCTTAAAGCAGCTCCCAAAGTATCATTATCAGTTTTACTATTTTTAGTTATAAAATCTTTTATTTCTTGAGGTGTATAATTGTGTGTTGGTGCACCATATAGAGTTTGTGCTCTAGGGTCTTTATATCCGTTTAGTATACCTGCCATTATGCAATTCTCTCTATGATTAATCTATTATTGATATCACTATTATTAAATGTTGCACTACTTACATGTGCTCGTAATACCGAACTTGAGGCGATATAAGCAATTCTTGATTGAGGCACAGCACTATAGTTTGTGGCAGAACTCATTGACGAAGAGAATATATGTGCAGTATTAATAGCAGATATGGAGGTTGTTAACTGTGTACTATTAATTGATATTCCGAATACACCATTATTAAGTTGCTGAAAATCAAGATAATAAACTGAGTAAACACCACTTCTTAATATAGTAACACTGTCACCTAGCGTAGCACTTTGTGTAAACGTCCAATCAACACCTTCTCCAGAATTTGTATTTACTGTAAGAAATCTTCTGATTCTAGTATTTGTAGACCCCACGCCAGGAGTGCCATTCATTACATCTAATTTAGTGTTAGTTATGACAAGATTAGGTTTACCATTAGCTTTTTCAATTGTTAATATAAACTGGGATACAGTTAATGCCCTAACATTAATAACATCATTAGCTTGTGCAGTGTATGTTTCCCCTGAAGATAATCCAGATATAAGCATATTTGCACCAGCAGTAAATGAAGGTGTAGATTGACATATTATTTCTCTCGTCACACCTAACTGAGGTGCTACAGTAAATCCTGTTACCGTAGCTGTACCTGTTAAAACTATTTGATTATTACCTGCCCAAATATCTGGAGTAGCACTTGAAGCTATGGTACTCTGTGCAAAGTTCTGATATCCTGTAAAGGTGTTGTTTCCTAGTGTAACACCCGAACTAGAGGAAGCAAGACCAATGCTCCAGTTATTAAAAGTACCTGAACCATTAATTGTAGCCACGGATACTCTTAGTAATCCTGTAGTAGTATTATACTCAGTGACCAATCCAGTCATGTTATTTGATGTAGATATAGCTGATGCTATAAATACTGTCATCCCTATAACTATTTCTTTATTAGCTTGAATAGTTAAGGTCTTTGTACCTAAACCAACGGTAACAGTTGTAGTGCTTGTAGCTGATAATCCTCCAGCATCTGCCTTAGTGGCGATAGCATTTTGAATAGCTATAAATTCTTTTCTTAATTGCTCTGAAGTATTTCTTGACCCATTTGGTGGGTTTCCTGTTACAGCATAATTACTCATCTTATAACCCTACCTAATGTATATTGTAATTTACATATTTCAATAACAAAACTCTCATCTTTATTTGAAGATCCTGAAACAATTAAAGCAATTGATGATCCATTGCCTGGAGTGTCTATTGTCAATTCTTGTGAGAAAGCAGAGTCATAAAATAAACTATCCCATGTGGCAGTATCCCAATAACCACTAGCACCTAGCACTTCATGGTAAGAAGCAGCAGCATACACTGACTCTAAAGTTCCAAATGATAAATCATATGTAGCAGCTATATTAGCAGTGCTTCCTGCATCAAACAGAAGTTTACAGCGCTTATAGTTTTTTCTAGCATCAGGTGATCTACTACTATTAAAGGAGAGAATAAGAAAGCTTTCTAAAGGATCACCATCAATACTTGTACCTACATCTATTTCATATACAAATCCATCAGTGCAACCAATAAATTTACGCTCTACTCCATTGATATCAACTACTGAATCTGCTACATTAACTATTCTATTACCATAATTGAAGGGCATTACATCTCCAACTACTGGACTTGTGCTATTACTATTGGGCATTATCTGAATATTTAATCCATCACCATCAGTAAAGAAAATCTTATATAAATTATTTGCCCTTGAAACACAGCTAGCTATTGTTTTATTTTTCTTTTGATCAATAAAGGGCTGTACTGCTTGTGTTAATATGTGGCTTTGAAAAGATCCATAAGCCTGACTCGCCATTAACTGAGTTAAACCATTAACATCCCAAAAATGTGCAAAGCCTATATTCTGTAGTGTGTAAGGTACACAAGTTGCTTCAGGACTATGCACTGTTAAAATGTAATCAGATACGTCATTGCCATATAGCATATATATCTTTTTATCTGTACCAACTACTAACGCTCCTACTTGGGTATCCCCAGTTTGTTGTTTCAATCCTGTGATAGTTTGACCTGTAGCTATCTGTGCTGCTCCCGTTAAAGCAGTAAATGAATAAGGTTGGCCAATACCTGATACAATTAGTTCTGATTCAATAGAGACAATTAATTGTTTTTTATGGCCAACAATAAACTTAGGATTATCTGTACCCACTCCAGTTCGGATTGGGACTAGAATATCACCATCATACTCATGAGCTTTATTTACACCATCACAAAAGTACAGTCTCTCTTTATCTACAGAACCATAGAAATTAATAACATCAAATTCAAATTTACCATTTGGTTGTAATGTAATATCAGTTACTGCTCCGTTGGCTGTTGCTTTATTAGCAGCACTAACTTGTAGTATTTCATTATCAATAAAGGTTCCAACAACTAAATCTAACACTAATGTTCCAGCTCCAGCCGAACCCCATGTACCAGTTCTTAGTAAAGATCTTTTTACTACTGCTGTAGCTAATGAAGTAACACCTGATATAATGTCTCCTTCTTTTATTTCTGCTGTTGATGCATCAAACTGAAGTTCTTTACCAAATGTGATTTGTTGCCATCCTGATATTGAGGATTTAAACATATTACAAGCTAAACCATCTACACTATTCCTAAAGGCATATACATTACCTTTCCAGTATTTAACTCCAAGAATACTGCCTGACCCTGGAACAGAGGTTATAGCTAATCGGGTAGCATCTGCTGCAAGTGACTTATATAGTGCATGTTCAGTTCTACTTGATGCATTACTATCTGGTTGAATATGATCTAAGTATCCATAAATAATACCACCTACTAAGAAGGCTTCGTCGTCTATCCAAGTACCTTGTACATCTGTTAGTACAAATGAATCAACACCAAGAATAGCAGCTACTGTAGCTTGTGCTCCAGAATCTGTACCAACAATGCGATCACCTACTTGTAATGCCTCAATAATGTAGCCTTCTACAATTTTATAATCCATGGTTGAAGGACTTTTGTGACCATCAAATCTTTCTATCCCTTTTATCCTTCTATACCCACCACTGATATCTGGCTCGAAATTACTTGCAAATATACATGTACCAGGTTTAACTAATATCTGAGGAGTTACCATATTAACTCCACCTACCAATGGAACTATCTCTGTTTGAAGCTGATTAAATTTTGGCATTTAAAATCTTCCATTTCTTAATAATCCAGGTAGTTGATCAATCTCCATTTGTCTATTCAACCTTGCATACTCTTCCATAGCAAAGGTGAATTTCTCAGGATAACTCTCATAAGCTCCATAGTGCTTTAATGCACCATACACTAGCATCATATGAAATCTCTCTGGTAAATCTGGTATGTCTGTATCAGCTACTAAATTAGTAGCAGTTCTTTGATAATCTCCTAAAACCGTATAAGCATAGTCTGGAGGCAATGCAAATATTAAAGACTTACTAGGAGATACAGTAACTACATTTGGTTGACTGTAGCTAGTTCTCGTGGTGTTTAAAAGATATGTATCCCTAAATGGAATATAATCTAAATACCAAAGTCGTAATTCATTACTAATTGTATCTTTATAAATTCTAAAACTTTCTACTATCCAGCTTCCATAGTCTGTTAACGATATTGGAGCTGAAGTTACTGGATATTCTGCTTGGTTAGCTATTAGGTTAAACTGTACACTCTTACGCATAAATAACCAATCTGATCTTTTATTTTGTATATCTATCCAAGCTTGATTAATCCATTGAGTAAATCTAAGTAGTTCTCCAGATGCATTAGCAACAGTGGTAACATTATTTACACCTGATGCCCCAGCTTCCGAGATTGCACGTTTAACTAAAGCTAAATAATTCATTATGCAGCCATACCATGATAGAGTTTAGCAAACCACTTATACCCTTTATCTCCTGCTGGATCTTGCATACCGTCTGGTAAATACTGAATTGATAGTGAAGGTTTAGAAGTAGTTTTAAATTGTGTTTGTCTTAAACCAGAAGAGTCTAGGGTTTCAAACGTTTCAACATCAGTCACTGTATTTATTAATGCATTCAGAAACTTACGTGGTAGTACATGTTTAACACCACGATAAATGCAATGAGTTTCTCCATTTACACCTGCTAAAATTGGATTTGGTTCATTCTTGTCATGTGATGCTGAAACAGTGAATGATACTTTTTGTTCCATAAAAGCTAAATCTTCAAAATACTTATCACTTGTATTCTCACTAGACACAAGCAAGTCAGGTCTTTCTATTTGTTCTATAATTGGATTTGAAGGATCAATAATAGATTCTTTTACATCTGCTACATCAGCGGTTGTAATTTTAGGTTTTTGCATATTCTTCCTAGAAACAGGGAGCCGAAGCTCCCTTAATTAATTAAGCTACTTGTGGGCGTGTTGGTAAGTTTGCAACATCTTGACGCAAGTAAGTAATACCTGTAGCACCTGATTGATTGCTTACTCCAAACGTCCAGTTAGAAGCAGTGCTTCCTGCTTTTAGCACCATGTATGCGAATGGACACACAGTGTCTGGTGTTTGTGGCATTTGTGGAGGCTTAACGAAGTTAGCATCACTATCCAAATCCTCAATCGTACCTTGATATACTTTAATGGCATTGGCAGCAGTAGCTTGACCATCATAAGCAAATACAAATACTGAACCTTTGTTAGGAGCAACTGCAACAAATGCTTTTCCTGTGTTACCATCTAACGTAGGAGTTGCTGCATTAGCAGCAGCGGCGGTAGAATAAATCTTTCCGTTAATTGCATACTCAGTGGCATTGGTGGTTGAAAAAGTTGTGGTTGTACCAGCAGCTAAGGTAGCCTTGCTCAAGCACATTGTTAAACCATTAAAATCTAAACTTTGCATAATGTATTCCTTAAATTTTTACAGAAGGATCAAATGATCCAATTGGACTGATGTACTGTACTGCTAGTGTGGCATCATCAAGTGGTGTAGTACCACCAGTAAAAGCACCAGTCGCAGCATTAATAACAATCATCCCTATAATTGCCCTACGTTGATCTAACTCAGGCCATTGAATACCAGCTTCAGTAGTAGCATCTCTCTTACCAATCTGTGCACGTACTGTACCAGCTTTATCTACTGTAAATACAATAACATTCCACTTTCCATTGGCTATATTAAGGCCTGTTAAAGCAGGCATATCCGTTGCTGCTGCAATCCTACCTTTAACACCATCAGCAATATAGTGAGCTATACTAGCACCAGTTTTAGCTAGAGTTGAACCACCAACTTTAATAACCAAACCAGCAGTTGATAACATACATGATCTGGTACGTGAGAATAGTGGCTCTAATAAGAGTCTTAGATTATAAGCTAAACCCTTATCAGTAATAGCTAGTAATCGTTGTGATAAATTATCAAACATTCAATTCCCCTTATTCAGCTAATGCACTAGTACCTACTTCTATGACTGCCATTTGACCTTCATTTAAGCGTACTGCATTGTGGTAAAATTTAATACCAACATAGCCACGTTGACCCAGAATATCATTTTTGTCTTTTTGACCTACTGGTAACAATGTCAAATCATCTTTAGAAAGAGCTAAACCTAAATGTCCCCAGGCTTTTTGACTTCCTACAATAACTTGATACACGTCAGCATTAGTTCCAGATGTAGAAAGCAATTGAGGTACTGTACCTGCTACTGCTGCACCAGAATCTTGAATAGCTACCAACTCAGGTGATACAATGAAACGAAACTCTTCACATGAACCACATTCATTAGGCAATGCCATACGACTATTACCATAGATAGACACATCTTTAAAGTTAGGCAGATCACGTACATCACTAGTCAAATCGGTAGAAATGAACACAGGGTAGCAAGCTTGTACTGGTAAAGTTCCATAGTTGCCTGATGCAGGAATCAGTTGCAACATTTTACGTGCTGCTTCTGAGTGTTGTGCTTTCAAACTACGTTCCACTTTACGCAACAATTGTAATGTCAAACGACCATTTACAGTAGCACGTGAGGTTCCAGTACCACCATAGAATTTATTCGTACAACCTTTCAATACACCAAACAAGTTCATTTCACGGATAAGACCCGTACGTTCTCCAACAAACTCTTCTGCAATTTCTGGAATTGGATCTTCACCCATATCTACTGTTTGATCAGTAAAGCCATAAATAAATGCAAATTGTTTTTGTTCTACAGAAATGTCTTGTGGCACTAAAGTCTCAGCCATAGGTGTAACACCTTCTTGAGCTAAGTGCTGTGCTACAAAAGCGTTAGTACGATCCCCTGTGCCGTTTTGAAAGAATACGTTAGGATTAGAAGCAGTTGCACCACGTGGGAGGTAACGTCTATAAATTGTTACACGGCCAGTGTTTTTCTTTCTATCATCTTTCTCACCAAGCGTACCCAATACTGATTGTGGCATAGCATGTGCTAAGATACGTCCAAGTGACGCTCCAATACGATCAGGGGTGATTATTGTTGATTGTAAACCCATTTTATTTTCCTATATTTTTAAGTTAATCCAGCATACCGCTTCATCTCTCGATTCATGGCGGCTTTAATTATTTCATCCTCCGTGAGTGCTGTACTAGCTGGAGCTTTGCCCGTAGGTAAAACAGCTTTACGCAAATCTGGCTTGATGTTTGTATCAACAGCAGGAGATTCTTTTTGTGTTTTTGAAGTCTCACTGTGTTGTTTATACTTACTTATTATTTCTGATATCCTTAGAATTTCTTGTGGCGATTCACCATGCATCACTACATTGCGATCGTCATCTTCTAACGCTTCAACGAATTCTCCAAAGTTCTTATCTTTCCATTCAACCTTGTTTAATCCTGGAGCAATTTGTTTAACACTAAATCTAGCTACAGTTTCGAAATCTGGATGATCCTTACGAAGTTCTCTCATGGCCAATTCAACATTGAAAGGGTCAAAGGTCTTTGCAGGTTCTTCACTATCTTCTACTTTTGTAGATGCTTCTTGCTGAAGATCTTCTATCGTGAGTGCTTGCCTCATACCATCTACAATAGCTTGACCAAGTTCTGGATAATCTTCTTTAATCTTTGCAAATGCAGGATTATCGATGTTTAACCCATCTAGTTTTATTTGACTTGGTTTTGACTTAGAAAATGTATCAAGTTGAGAGCGTAGCTTCTGTAATTCATTACCGTAAGTACCATTGGTCTTATCTACTGTTTTACGAAGCCTTGCATTATCTTCACGTAGTTCTTTAATAATATCGTTGATACTAGATTCTGGTGCTTCATCTGGTTGTTGCTCTTTATTGGTTTCTTGTGTAGTCTCTGTTGTTTCTATCACAGGTTCTTCGAGAGTTACCCCAGCTTCAATACCCATTTGTTTATTAGTAGCAGCTTCTATTATTTGATCTTCTGTTAGTTCTTGTGTCATTATTGGCCTTTGGTCAATTGTCTAGGTTGAGTAAGGATTTTCTGATAGAGATCCTTGCCCGAATTATTAAAGTATCTTCTTGGGTTAAAGACATGTTGTCATTTCTTAACCTGTCTTTCTCATTCTCATCTTCTAAATATTTCTTTAATCTTTTCCACAGATGTCCTTGTTTCTCAATATCTGTTAATGTAAATATTTTAGGTTGTTCCATTTTTAATTAGTGAAGCTTTTTCCGACAGGCGCTTGTTGTGGTGGTTCTACTGGAGGTGTTGGAAGTCTACGAGCAGGGGCTTCTAAAGAAGCAAGTTCCTTAGTAGCTTGTATATCCATGGCTTTCTTAGAAAGATCTGCTTTTACTTTATCTAAAGAGATTTTTTCTTGTTGTGCATATTTAAGCATTTCAAGATCTCTATCTAGTTGAGCTTTTTCTTTTTCTAATTCCAGTTTAGCAAGGTTGTATTGCTGTGTGGCAGCGTCTCTACTCGCTTGCATTTCAGAATAGACAGTATCCCTATCTGTATCTGTTTTAATGCGCTGTAGCTCCACCTGATTACGTTGCTCAGCTATTGCCATATCTTTATCAACATTCATCTGAGCAATGGCTAGTTTAGGATCTGGTTGTTGTTGCTGTTGAGCTTCTTGTAGTTGTTGTTTCTCCTCTTCATCCATCATTACTTCAGATGGAGAGAATCCCCAGTCATCTACAATTTTAGCCATAATCTTAGACTTACTAAGACCATAACTAGGATCTTGTGAATATTGAAGCAAAGTTTGAGCTTGCATTTCCTGTATTTCTCTTTCTACAAGAACACTAGCTCCAATAGCTTCTATTTCAAAATCTCCCTTCTCGTCATCTTCACCATACAGCAATAACCAATCATAGTAATTTAGGATTAAAGGTTCTGTTACATCCTCATCACAAATACGTCCAATTCTTCTTAAAAGAGCTGAAGCATTCTTGTGTAATAGTTCCATACCTCCCACAGTGTCTGGTGCAGCTCCTTGTTGCCCTTGTAGCAATGAGTTAACACCAGTAGCATCTTCAAACATCTTTCCTGCAATAAGCATAATGTTCTGAAGTTCTTGCTGCATAGAAGGTATCGCTAATACTTGAATAGCTTCATTGATGTTTCTGATGTTGTCATCAGTTAACCACCATACTTTACCCTTTGCTAATTCCCATTTTCCGTCAGCAGGGGTAACACCCTCACGTCTCATACCAATCATTGGCATAGAACTTAATCCCATGTTATCCACAAGATTACGTGCTGATGATAAAAGGAGCTGTTGAGCAACTCTCCCTTGTCTAGCAACACCTATACCAAATGGACTATCATCTCGTCGTTGCCAGCAGAGGAAATAATAAGGAAAGTTTCCTGATACTAAAGGATTCATGTGTGCTTTAATAATGGTGTTATTTACCATTACTATTTGCACAGACTTATATTCTATTTCTTTTTTATTTTCCTGAAGTTCTACTTCACCTTCTACAACATCATATTCTGGCTCTTCACAGAATCTCTCATCAACAAGATCCATATCATTGATATCCAGATTACCTGTATAAAACCATATCTCATAAATATCACCTTCGTCTCTGGTATCTTCATTAATAGATTTTATTGGTTTCTCTTTCAGAACTTTCTCAAGATTTTCATGCATGTAAGAAGGATCATCTCGTAAATCTGATAAACCTTTTCTAGTTATACGATCCTTTTCAAACATGTAATCACCTTTGTGAATATCATCCAAACAATCCATATCTGGAAATATATTAAAAGGATTGACACATTTAACAGCAGGGATTATTTCTTCTTTCTCTACTAGAACACCATTAACCCTAGCTTTGTTCTTTCTAAACTCTGCATAAGGCGCTCTTAATACTCCGGTGCCTATCTTAGCTGCCCAGTCAATAGCACGACGATATTCTTTATGATATCTACTTTCCACTAACCAATCTTTAATACGTTTCTCACCCTTAATGGTTTTATCTACATTTACTGGATCTTTCTGCTCAGGATTTATATCTTCATCTACAGGGGTTTTCTTAATTCCCCAATTCCAGCCACCTGATGGTATTTGAATATCTCCTGCTCTAGCAGAAGCTGCTTCTACAAATTGTCTTGTAATGTTAAAAAAAGCTGTACATTGATTTGATGCTGGATTAGACTTACGTTCGAGACTACCATCGTAATGTGGCTTGATATAAGTTACTTCGTCTCTATTGTAATCATCTATACCTTCAGTATATTCAATATCTTCTAGCCATATCGTTTCAATCTTAGAAGCTTTCTTATCATTTACGGCTTTATCACGTAGCTTTGCTATCTTGTTTTGTAATGTAGCAAATCTTTGTTCTTTCCGTTCAGATACTTTCTTCTCAAGATCTTCTATTAGTAGTTCTACGTTTATCTCATCCATTATAAAAAGTTAGTTGGTTTTAATGTAGATAATCCACCTGCTATATTAGAGTTAACTGCCTCATTAGTTTTAAGAAAATCAACTACTTTTGGTCTGTTACCTGGCCAAGTGTGGGAAACTTTAGAACCATCAGATAGTGTCACAGAAGCAACATGAGGTGTTCCAGCACTCCAGAATGGTTGTGTTCTTTGCCATACAATTATATTTGCATGTAGAACATCTCTTTGTCTTATGTATATACTCTCATAACTAGGGAAGTCATATTGTGCATCTATATATGCATAATCTGGTGACATGTCTTTTTTAGCTTCTAGTCTAACCCTCTCCCTTGCGTCAATACCATCAGTTGCTAAATAATCATCACCTTGTACTTCTGGGTTTAGTCCTATACTCCCTATGTAGTTTTTAGTTACACCTGTGTTTATAGTTAATTCCCCCATGAAATATCTTAGAATTCCTGGGAATGATCCTGGAGGAGTACCATTAATAACTAATCCTCCAGCTAAACAACCATTTGGTGTATTGATTCCAATTTTCTTAGATTCTAGTCCCGTCCAGTCGGACGTACCTATTCCTGTGATACATCTATGAACAAAGTCTTTCTTATAATTTAAAGAGAAGAACACTGGTGTTTTAACGAAATGTGTCTTTAAATAGCCTGCAAAGTCACGTAAGCCTTTTTCATATGTTAGTAGACTACCACCATCATATCCAGCAGCTGGAGTCTCTGTAGCGCTTTCTAACGTGCCCCATTGGCATACATAGTCTGAAGTGTCTAAAGTTTTACCATCCATATTAGGAGGTATATAAGTTGATAGTTTTTGTACGAATGTATTTAATCTACTTTGTACTGTAACGTCCCATAGTTTAGGGTAGTATCCATTATTAGATGAATGCTTCCAAGCGTATGTATATAGGGTAGTACTACCAGATTTAAATCCTCTCATATCATACGGAAGTATTTGTGAGACTGGTCCACCTTTCATACCTATTGCCAGGATAAGTCTTTTCTTATCTAATGTTGGATTGGCTTGATGAAACTTATATAACTCACTTAGAATGTAATTAATAGTTTTCATTTGTTGCCAAGTGTTAATGTCTGTAGAGGTTTCCATTTCACCCCATGCAAATGTCCATTTAACACCTCTTAGTGCTGGTATTGTGTATAGTTCACCATCCTTGTAGTTTGCAGCAGCAGTACCAATAATTGTAGCTAGTGAGTTACCACCAGTTTTGTTTGGTACACCATTATCTATTTCTACTTGCCATCCTTCCATCTTGACATAGTGACCTGGATAGAACTTACTTGCTGCATCATCCGTACCAGTTGTTATAGTGATAGAAGTAGAGTAAGTATTATTACTCTCGTCAAGCTCAGGGAATCTATTAATATCATCCACTAAAGCAGAGATAGTATGTGTTCCACTTGGAATTGTATAATTACCACCTTGTGTACCTATTGTTGTGGTTGCACCTGCTGCTAAGGGTGTTGCAGTGCTACCCCATGTAACAGACACACCATCTACTTTATAACCCACACCAATTACCTTGTCTGAAGGAGTGGCTTCTGTACCTGTGTTTTTTACAGTGCTCGTAAAGACCCCACCAGAGTAAGTAAGATTTGTTACAATAACGTCAGGTAGTGTTATCACATTTGATACTGTAAATGTAATAGAGTTACTCACTGTACTATTACCAGAGATGTCTCTAGCAGTTGCTACTAATGTGTGGCTACCATTAGCAACAGTGGTACTGTCCCAAGCTAGTGAATAGGGTGCTAATGTTATTTCAGCTCCTATATCTGCTCCATCCAGTTTATATTGGACACCTGCTAAACCATTATCGTCTGCTGCTGTTACAAGGAATACAATTGAACTACCAGATAATGTTACACCTGCTGTAGGATAATTAATCGTTATCGTTGGTGGCAACTCTGGATGATCTGGTATCCATGGAGTAGGATCAACAACTTTAGGTCTACTGTAAACTGATGATTTCTTTAATGTTATAGGCATATTTGAACATCCCAACTCTCTAATGTCATGGGTTCGTTAACAGCTCCCATCATTCTAAATTCAATTGTTTGATAGATACTATTATCAATGTTATACTTTGCTGGTGGAGACGTTGTTATAGTACCCACACCTGAAGAACTACCCGCTGACCACATCTGTGTTTCTGTATTATTCGTGTTGTTGTTCAGCCCAATTTGTGCTCTAGTACCAATTACAGTTGCACCTAACCCTAAGTTATAGTTATATATTTCTTGAGTACCATACCTAACTTTAAGTCTTTTAACATTGGTATTTCCTGTAGGTACGGTCATAACAGCAGAGATACGTACAAGTGATTGAGTATTCAACCATGGACTTGTTATTTGATGTACAATAATATCTTCGTTTGCTAGCTTTAATACTGGTGTACCTTTACCGGCAAATGCTGCTGTAACAACAATGGTATTAGCATCTGTTACTGTCTCAATTGGATACCCAGTGTTAGCCGTCCATCCTGTACCAGATGCAACAGGTAAATTATATCCTGCCCATGTAGTTCCAGTAGTAAGCCCATGACCTGTAACTGTCAGAGAGACTGATGCACCTGCATTAGCTGATGCTATAGCTGATGGTTGTGTAGATGTTTGTATATACTTAACACCATCATTAAAATGACCTAGCATTGCTAAACCATTCAATGTTCTCCATATTGTACCATTTGAAAAGACACTCCAAGGTACAGGATTGAAAGAAGCATTGTTACCTGGATTGCGTACAATGGCCACCATGTTATTATTAGTAGCTGGTGAAGGTACATCTGACAACTGAGTGTATACAGCGCTACCAGCCTCTCCAGGAACGTAATTAACAACTATCTCTTCATTATTAGAGAAGTTATTAGTACCTGCTAAATAGGTAACTGGTATAGTGCGTTTAGCACCAGTATCAATCACATCCCCTGATATTTGATATATAGCTTGGCTTATATCTGAATTAGTATTGCTAGACAGATAGATATAACCTTTCACAGTCATTGTGTCATACCATGTAGTTAAATCTATTGAGCCTTGCCCAGTTTCATTAACATAGATTTCTGTAACAAGTCCCAAACTTGCATTGTTAAATGCAATCTTACCAGCAGTAACATTGGTGTTGTTTAAGTCAGTAATGAATGTGCTACGAATACCTGCTTTATCGCCTTGTGTTCCTGTAAATCCTGCTACAATGTGACCTACTGGTAGTAAAACTATCTCGCATAGCTCTAGATCGGCTGGAAGAATACCTGCTTTAAATGATACAGAAGCTTCTCTATAGCCTGTTTTATTAATGATGCTACTGGAAGTTATAACTAATGTACCAAATACAGTGTTTGGATTGGCTGTACTACGATATAGAATGACATCACTAGTGGTTGAAGCATTTAGCTTGGTAGCAAATCCATTCGCTTTGTAGTCTGTGTCATCTATCCATAGCTTATTAATAGAGCCTAATGTGGCAGAGTTAAACTTAAACTTACCTACACCTGGATCATTATCAATGATTCCTGTGCTGAATGAAAATAAATTACCTTGTGTTGCAAATAGGTTATGATTGTCTGTATAAAGGTTATACCAAAGGTTTAACCCTTGTAAGTTTTCTCCTGTTTCCCTTCCTGCTATTTGGTTTTCAGTAATTAAAAGATTCGTGGGGGAAACTACTCCTGCTGTTGGATTAGCTAGAATACTATTTGCTGATGCTGCTGCAAGCATTGCATTCGTAACTGATCCAGCAGGTGGTACGCCACCTCCACCACCACCTCCTCCTGCACCTCCTGTAGATAATGGCATTAGTTATTCTCCATTGGGGATACTTGAACATGAAACCAACACACACCTGCACCTAACGTTTTAGTGATATCAGTAGTACTGTTACAAAAATATAATCCATTGTATAGTGGCATACCCTTCTCACCAAAGTAGAAGAGCTTCTCTGAGTTTGCAGCTACTGTATAAAATACATCTGGTGTAGCTCCGTTAGCGGGTGTAGTAGCTTCATCAAATAACTGAAGGAATATCTGTGTACCACCTGAGTTATATACTGAGAATCCATATAGATTGCAAGGGTTTTGTGCTGCTTGAAAGTCTGCTACATAAGCACTAGTCTTTCTATTGAATATAGTCATATTAATCCTTAGAATATTGAAACATTTATAATATCATCCTTATTTATGTGAAACCTGGTACCGTTGAGACTAATGCATTGAAGTGTTTTGATTGATGCTTTTTGACAGGCATAGCAAAGGTTAGTGCTAGTGAATCCCCATCATCTGGAGAACTAATCCCTCGTTTCTTTGCATCCTCTTTACTTTCTAATTTGAGCCTTCCTGAACTATCATAGGAATATTGTAAACCACATAAATCAATCTCTAGTTTATCTTCATCGGGAATAGACACTGCAGTTTGCATCCATTCGTTCATTAGCCCCCACATTTCTGCACGTTTGTTGACAAATCTCTTCTTGTCTAAAGCTTCTTGACCAAAATTAACACTAAATACATTTTTATATCCAATCTCTTTTAATCGATCATAGATACCTGCACCAATGCCACCCTCATCAACGAAGATAGCATCTGGATGATATTTCTTATCTAGTTGTATAATCTCCCCTACAACAGACATAGTGTCCTTACCACGAACCTTCAAGACTGATTCAGCTATACGTCCCTGACGTAGTGAACCACTGGTAGCATCACTACCAAATCTAGCAGGATCAATACCTATTACTCTAGGTGCTGATGTATCTAATTCAAGAATAGCTTTACGTGCTCTTTGTACAAACTTACTATTGATTAAGCTTTTTTCATCAGATACGCTAAAAGCTTCTGCTGGAGAAGATGGATACTCACGCATGAATAATCGAACATCTCCACCTAGTTCAGCTATCTTGTATTTTCTCCACATCATCTGCTGTTCGTCTAAATCAAACAATGCTCCATATTCTCTATCATCGTCTGTTAGAACTTCACCATCACGTCTATACTCAAGTTGCCAGAACCAAGGGATGAAGATACTAATAAATCCACCTTCATTGGTTTCTCCCTTTTGATATAAGGAATGAAATACATTACCAATGCCATTAGCTGTAGATTCAAATATAATCTCTGTACCTGCTTCTAAGGGAATAGCTTGTAATATACCTGCTAAGTGTTCTTCAGCGTTTGGCCAGTATGCAGCTTCACTGCCATGGAGTTTCTGTGCCGTCAAAGAACGTCCTGCTCCTTTGTTACCTGCTGTAGCTACTTTGAAGTTACTATCAAGTTTATCAAATAATAACTCTTTAGCATTACTGGCTCCTAGACTAGGCTTTAGTACATCTGGATAATTATCTAAATAACGTTTAGTCATGTTAAATAGATTATCAGTTGCGGATTGTTCATGAGTAAGGATAAGACTCTGAGTACCAAATGATGTCACTGTCTGGTGAAAGAGTCTTCCTTCAATGTATGTAGACATTCCTTGCTGTCTACTCTTCAGTATTACAGCTCTTACCATCCCTGTCTTTTGCTTTTGTTCTTCTATTAAGTTATGAGCATATTCTTGTGCCACATTCATAGAAAAGGGAACTATCTGGCCAGCTTTGTTCTTTATTTTTAGATATGCTTTGGAAAATTCTTTGAAGTCTCTGAGTTTATCAAGCATTTTTAGAGAGAAATTCTTCAATTGACATAGCTTCTCCTTCTTCTCTTTCAATACGATAGACCTTACGCTCTATATCAATAAGTTTAATTGTTGTCTCTACAAGGCCTCTATAAGAAGCTGTAGCCTCTTTAACATCTTGTAGGCTTGCTACCCCTTGGATTATGCTATCAAACTTCACACGAAGCGTTTGGCCACGTTCTGTATCTTCTATAATACTTCTCTTATGTCTTGCTATGATTTGTGCAGTGGCAGTTGCAATAGTCTCAGCAATGTTCTCATTCATGTGCTGTATTTGACTTGCACTTCTATCAGCACTCTTCTCAAGTATATGTGCTATTTCTATTTCATTTACTTTGTGATCAGTGAGAGCTTTAATCTCTTCTGTAAGAACTCGCTTCCATCCATGCTTCTTCGCATTAGTCATTAAGTGACTAACACTAATATCATGCTTTGTAGCTATCTCTTTAACTGTTAAGACATTAGCACAGTAATCTATACCAACTCTTTCCCAGTCTATTCGTTTACCACTAGCTCGTGGCTTTCTTGGTTTCTTTTCCATGTGTTGTAATAATTAGAGATTTGCAACACATTAAATTATTATGTTGTTGCTTGATGTATAAAATGATCGTGATTTCTGTTTGTGGTCTAAGAGGTAGGATTATTTACCGAAGCGCAGGTATTGGTCAGGATGGTTGGACTCGAACCAACGCGGTCTTCTTTCCAAAAGAAGTAGGCTACCAACTGCCCTACACCCTGTCTATCTTTTTGTACCATCCAAGCTGTACTGCGGTATGCCTTTTATGGCAATTCGCACAAAGGACTCGACACTTCGCTATCTCTGCTTTGATACTCTTTAAGGAGTGATCAACCATGATGCTAACTGCCAATGACTTTGTTGCCTGATCTATATGATCAAACTCTAAAACTACAGGGTCTGCTTCACCGCAGGTAACACATGGATGCAGTAGAAGGTAATTATAAAGGAACTGTCGATTTTCAATCTGTCGTTTCTTTTGTAACGCCAACTTCCGAGCCTTTTGATCTGGAGATCGCTTGGCATGGTACTCACGATCATAAACTTGTTTGCAAGGTCTGCAAATCGAAGCTCTTTGACCATAATCTTCGTATTCTGTATTACATGATGTACATATTCTCATATTGATCTCTATCTTGGTTCCAAACCAAGTGACTTGACCTACCTAGCCTACTCTTAGTTATTCCAATTCTGCTGCTATATGAATAGCTAGCATTAATTTCTTTGTATTCTTTGCAGATAACTTAGCAAATCTAAGTACATCTTTAATGTATTCTTGACCTTCTTCTATTTCTCCATGCGCTTCTGCAAGCTTGTCACAAATCATTATATGATCTGTTAGAAACTGCATTAGTAACACATATGCTTCTTTAGCATCAGATTGAGTTGAAGCATTCGATTCTGTGACCAAGTCCAATTGGGGTTGCTCTTGAATATCCATTACCTAAATTCACCTCTTTAGAAACTGCTATAATAGATTCAATGCTTGAGTCTATAGCAAATTCATTTACATTATTCATCTGCCACCAGAAAGCACTTGCTTCTAATGGAAACCTTGTAGCTACAAATTCTGGATTATTTACTACATCTTCTGGTACTGTTTGATCAAAAGCATAATAGTTATTATAGAAGGTAAGTCCTATATAACCTCGCCCACGGTACTTCCATCCATCTTGACTAGCTTCATTACCATTACCCATTCTATTAGCATACACTCTGCTTGCTATTAGCACTGGTTTACGTTCATATCGTTTAGCTTGATCTTCATTGAAGTATTTCTTAAACACAGTGAGGAGTCCTTTAGCACTATAGTTAAGATTCTCAGTAGTCTTGAGGAAGTTAGAGCTTTCATGCATACATTGAGCTAAGAAATGTCTTACTTGTATATCAGTTTTAATACCATACTTAGCTAACGTTGGTATTCTATCTTGTATATGTTTTGGAATATCCATAAAAAAAGGGGTAAATTATTAGTCTACCCCTACCAAAAACGTTAATAAGTTGATACGTTTTATTTGTTATTTAAGAATTACCTTTATATTCATGCTATTATAATACTATTCAATATATTGTCTATATTATATATAATGTTATATAAGTGTCTTTTGTATTAGACCATCAAACTAATCAATTAGTTCAATATGAGATTCAACTAAATCTAATAGAACATTACAATTGATTGCTGTTTCTTGCATCATTCTCCCTGTTTCAAGAATGGCTTCTGTTGTTGACGAATCCAATCTATCTTGCCTGATTCTCGTATCTTGTTTACTAGTTCTCGTGGAACTTGGGGTTTGGGTTGTTGTTGTGTCTCTACCACTCGTTGTATCTTCTCGGGGGGTGTAGTACATCCCTGCACGAACAGCATCATTATAGCGAGCATTAAGATCATTAAGTTTTGTTTGTTTAGCATTTAGGGAATCCTGTAAGTTCTTTGTAATACGTTTGGTCTCTTCCTCGTATCGCTTTGCATTGTCTGAGATGATCCTAGCGACCTCTTTAGCTGACTTGGCTACTTCGGTATTGTGTAGGACTTCCATCTCAGCATAGCCTTCCTTATAGCCTTTATCGTAGGCTTGGTGTTGGATATACCAAAGACCTCCTCCTACTGCTGTAATCACTGCTACTACAATACCAATCTTTAGTGCATTGGTAGAAATAAAACTAACTAGGAATGGAGGTATCATCTGTATCCTTGCGATAATCAAAGTAAATACTAGTTGTGAATTTTAATAGCCATAAGATTAGAGCTGTAGCTGATCCTAATACTAAAGATAGATTAATAAGATCTGCTTTTTCTATGATAGCTAAGTTAATAGTGTTTATCATCTCTACAGATAGATAGCTAACAACAATATAATTAAATAGTACAAGCATTCGTCTGAATCCATGATATTGTTCAAACAAGGCTATAAAAGATTTCTTTAATTCTGACATATAAATCCTAATGATTTGTTAATAGATAGACAGCATGTAGTATTTCTTGCCAGAAAGTTAGAGACACAATAATAGTCACTGTTCCGCCAATCAGTGGAGCTAGCCATAGAACGTTGTTACGAATAGTCTCAAGAGCATTCTTTTGCTTGGAAACAAATGATACAATTGCAAGCATACTACTTACATTCGTACATATACTACTGAGTATCTTGTTCTGATCTTCTAAACGAGTCTTTATAAGTTCTGTTTCTTCAAGGTGTTGTTCAGAATATTCTATAAGCTTAGATATTAAAACTTGGTTTTCTTGCACAATCATTGTAGTGTTATCCCAGGTTGCAGCACGTTCTTTCAGTGTTGATAATTCGTTTTGTAAGTGGTTTATTTGTTTTGTATTGAACATGATGTTATAAACATAAGTAGTATAAAGCAAGCGAACAATGTTCTTTGGAATAAGATGTGAGCTTGCGCTTAGTTGCTCAATACGAGCAACATTAGCAACATTGCTGTTGCTTTATGCACGCAGTTGGTTTCATGTGCATTTTATAAAAATAACATATATGTTATAATATATTAATAATATATATATATTTAATAATATATATTATATATAAATATACATATATAATTATATATAAGAAAGAAGATGTTTGGGCATCTTCTTTCTTTATGTTTGTTATGTTAGCGAATAGATTAATACGTAAGTATTAAGATATTAGATAATATTACAAACACTATGTAGCTTAATATGATAGTATTAAGATACATATAGAAGTTATTAGATTAATATGATAGTATTAAGATAATTACTTCTCTTTAATTAGATTAGTTGTTATATGAGTGAAACGAATAATAAGAACTAAGATAATTAAATTGTATTAGACAATCGTTTTTAGTAGTTAGTTCAAAACTATTTTATAAAGTATTGTTTATATGTCTATTTATTTTATAGATAATATATAAGTAAATCTTATAGTAATAGATAGTATTATAATAAAACATTATTGTACAAATATGAAACTTGTGTATAATTAGTATTGTCTTATAAATAACTAGGAGATTAAAATGAGAATCACACACGAATCAGGGGCCAGTTTTTTACATGGCCATGTAAGTGAGGAACGAGCCATTCGGGATTGGATTTGGAGAGCACAACAGTTGGATAGTACCATTGTAATTATGGCTGATGAATGTGATGAATACGAAAGTTGTTTCACAATAGTGGGATTACATCTAACTCAGAAAGAAAGACAAGAAATATTTCAACAGGCTAAATAATATTTTATTAGATGAAGTAGAAAGCAAATAACAAAACCAAATCCCCGCAAGGGGTATTGACAAGAGATTATTAGTTAATTATACTTCTTTACATCAACTAACCAAAAGAGAGAATATAATCATGAGACATGAACTTACATTACCAGTAAAATTTATCATAGATACTGAATCAGTTATATATGACGATGAAAATAAAACCAGAAATTGGTCTGCACGAGCATATATAAATGGTATTCGTCCATATGCCAACACAGAATCTGGTAAAATATTCAAAACAGAAGCAGCTGCAATAAAAGAATTAAAAAGAATTATTAAAGAAATGAATTCATAATATAAAAGGCTAACAAATGAAACATAAACATGCAATAACACTCTTAGGATTTACATGTTAATACTAGCAAAAACATACATATGGCCAGATATTAATAAGGTTGATTTTAGTAAATGCGCTAGGTGTCATAAAAGGAAAAATCCTATATATGATAAGCGTTATAAATCAAGTATAAGTTGTATATGTAAAAAATGTATAAAGGAGTTCTATGGCTAAATTTAGTGATTTATTGGGAAAAACACTCTGAGAGTGTAGATTTTACACAAATAATTTGAGTTTAAGGAGTAAGTATGAGTGAGTCAGATATAGATATGGATAGATGCTTGCTAGGTATAGATGACGAGAAAGCCTATGTTCCAGAAATAACCTGGAATAACTGCGCTGATAAGATGCCTCCGGAAATCTACAAGAAAATAATAGTCAGTAATATTTCTGCAAATAACCTGTTTGCCATTGAGTCATGTTTCTTAAGACAAACATGTTTGGATTTCAATGACGCACATAATTTTAAATGGACTGAATTCACCAAAGAAAAATGGGAGAAATTGAAAAATGATTGAAATAGAAGGATTACCTGAAGGATGGAAGGGTGTTGCTTATAGAGTACCAAAGGGAAATATTGAGTTTGTCTTCATTGAAAACGTGGTTAGGAAAGCTAAACCACAAGACAAGAAATGCTTGATCGTAGAAAAAATACAGCTGCGCAGGATAGTGCTTGAGGAGACTGATGAATTCAGAATACCTCGACAGGGGGAATATTTTAGACGTGGCATGGTTGACTCTCCAATTGAAGTGTGCTTAAAAATGGAATACTGTGCTGTGAAAATATGGAGAATTAAGGAGGAACGATGATAACAAAGTGGCAAACATTAGAAGAATTTGAAGCATCTCCAGAGGATGGTATTTATTTTGTATATACCAAAATTAGAGATATAGAAGAAATAGAAATAGCATGGTATTTCAATGATCAATTTTATGCAGATGCGGAAGGAGAGTATGGAAGGGGGTGGATTACTCATGTAATGAAAATTACTTTACCAAATCCTCCAAATAATGCTTGACAGATTACATAATATTAAATTACACTCCTAGTTAGTAACAAATTAAAGGAGAATGAAATTATGAATCCAAATACAGAACTTAGTTTAGTAATCTTTTTAATCACAGCAGTATTAGTAATTAACTTTTTTAAGAATATATTATTTCAATAGGAGTGTATCATGAGTATCTGGTTAGAATTAAAAGGTAAGCTAGATAAAGATGTTGTCGAGAAGGCCATACATGGAATAGCAGTAAGAAAAAATAATGGTCTTACAGAACTAAAACTAACTACTCGTAGAATGCTTTCTCAATTTGATATGAGTAGTGTTATTACACATTACAGGATACTATAATGAATTACGATGACTATGATGAAGAGTTTGACAGAGAATCAATATGGTTACAGACAGACATTGAACTCTTACAGGAACTACAAGATGAGTGGGATGATGGCGGAGAAGATACCCTTGATGAATATTTTGAGAGATTAAATCATGAAGATATATTATAAAGCAGAAGGTAAATGGAGACCCTGGTTTTGTGGAGATATGGAAATAGTAAAAGCAGACCATAGGGTTTTAGCTAAGTTTGCGAATGAAATAAATCATTTAAATGACTTAATAAAACAAGGGATGATTGAAGAATTTAAAATTGTGGAAGATACAGATGAATCATTGTCTTAGTTGTGATGTACTCTTAACAAAAAAAGAACTCTCTTATAAATACTCATGGGGAGAGCCAATACAATTATGTACAAAGTGTTTATCTAATTCTTGTGTTCAAAGAATATACACTGATGATACATTATATGAAGAGGAAATTGATGAATGAAGGACATTTTGTTAAAAATATACCATGCCCTAAATGTAGAGAAAACGGAAATGATCGATCAGGAGATAATCTGGCCGTATATTCTAATGGTAATAGCTGGTGTTGGAGTTGCCATTACTTTGAGCCTAGTGATTTGGCTAGTAGTAGACTTCGTCATAAAGGAGGTAAACGTCGCTCTAATATTATTAGGAATGTAAACCTTCCTGAAGATGCCTCACCAAACTATCCACAAGAGGTTTTAGATTGGGTAGGTAAGTATGAGTTAGGGGAATCTAATTTAATTCAACTGGGAGCGTTATATAGCGAACAGGGGGTGTATATAAGAGAAACTCACTTAAATAAGCTATTAATATTCCCATTTTGGCATAAAACTGAGAATGATTTGGTGTTAGAAGGGTGGCAAGCAAGAATATTTGGAAATTATACTAAAGCTAGAAAATATTATTCACTTGGTAACTTACAAGATATTTGTTATAGATTAAAGAATGGTGTAGTGGATGGAAGTAAAGAGAATACACTGGTTCTATGTGAAGATATTATATCAGCTATTAAAATATCATTAACTGGATATCAAGCAATGCCGTTGTTTGGTATTAATGCTAAGGGAAGGCGACATCAATTTATTGGTATAGATAATCTTATTATATTCTTAGACCCAGATATGCACAGACATTCTTTAGAAGAAGCTAGTATTTTAAGACTTTATGGATATAATGTACATGTCGTTCTAAGTGTTAAAGATCCAAAAGAATATTCATTAATTGAACTTAAAGAGGTTTTAAATGACAAAATTAATAATTAGCTTTATGTTTACTTCAACAATAGCTATATTTAGATTCATAGCAGCAGAAGATAAACCAGAAGAAAGAAGAAAAGTGTTAGAAGAATATAAAGAAGACTATAACAGGACAATTAGAATTCATAATCTTAATAATGACTAATATTATCTTACGACTCTTATTATATAAGACTATCTTTAATAAATATGGCGATAAAATACACTCTAGAGAATTAGCAGGATATTTACAGACAATTAAATCTCTACACATAGTTACAAAGCATGACATTGAGTTTAATGAGTTTAAATCCGCTATGTTATTAGAGCATCCTGATTCACTTGATATTGTTAATAATATTGATCCAAGTGAGATTTCATCAGAAATAGCTACTAAATTAGTTCAAGATTGGTTAACACGTGAGTGGGCAAATAAACTAGCTTTAAAAGCTATTGATGTAACAGAAGGTAGAGCGTCATTAGTAGATATCCAAGAATATTGGAATAGTTTCACAGAAGATTCTAATAGTAAAGAAGATGAGTTTGTTACTAACAACTTTGAAGAACTTTGGGAGGTGAACAGACGTGATGGGGGTATTGAATGGTTTTTACCCTCTTTAAATAAATCTATAGGTGGATTAAGAATCTGTGATTTTGGTATAATCTTTGCACGAACTAACATTGGTAAGACAAGTTTTAATTGTAATCAAATAGCTTACATATTAAAAAATACTAAAGAGTCTGTACTTTATTTTAATAATGAAGAAGCAGGTGGTAGAGTTTATTTTAGAATTGTAGAAGCTTATTTTGGAATAGATAGGGAAAAACTAGGAGAGAATCTAAAGAAAGCTGAAACAAGGTTTAAAGAAGAAACACAAGATCGATTGAAAATATTTGACAGGGCAACTATTAGTAAGTATGACATTGAAAGAGTTGTAAAGTCTGTTAAACCTGGAATTATACTTGTGGATAATTTAGATAAAATTAAAGGGTTTAAAGGAGATAGGCAAGATATTATGCTAGGTAGTATATACACCTGGGCGAGAGAGATAGCTAAACAATACGCCCCTTTTATCGGAGTTAGTCAAGCTGCTGATAGTGCATCAAACAAAAAATGGTTAGACACTGGAGATATGGCAGATAGTAATACCAGTAAGCAAAAAGAATTAGACTTCTTAATCGGTATTGGAGCAACAACAAACATTGGAGAAGAGAATATAAGATATTTAAGCATTTGTAAGAATAAATTTAATTCTTTTCCAAATAAAATAACATGTAGATTTGATAGTAAAACAAGTAGATTTAAGGAGATGTAATGTGGAAAGTTAGAAGAGTAGCTTTAGATACAGAGATAATATTGACAAATGTATATTACGCAGAAGAAGAGCCTATCTACTTAGGAAATACATCAATTAGTTGGTATGTAGATAATGATGAAGCAAAAGAAAAGATACTAGAAGCCTTCAGAGAACCTGTGATACCATATTTTAAGAGTAAAGCTGTATTTTAATGAATATACTAACATTTGATACGGAAACTACTACCATAGAACATGGACACCCTTTCCATAAAGACAATAGAATGGTGTGCTTAGGTTATAAATGGCTCGATCAAGAAACAGAAGTTTTAGATTTTAATGATTCTACAGCAGACCTTTTTAATAAACTTTTTGTTAAAGCTGATCTTGTTGTTGGTATGAATCTGAAGTTTGATTTACATTGGATGCGTAGAATAGGATGTAATTTAAAGAATATCAAAAACGTGTGGGATATACAATTAGCCTATTTTTATTTATCCGCTCAGGCAGCTATATCTCCATCACTAAATGAGATTAGTGAAGCATACGGAATGGGCCAGAAAGTAGATGTTATAAAGCTTGAGTATTGGGATAAAGGAATTTGTACATCAGAAATACCAAAAGATGAGTTGCATGAGTATACAAAACAAGATATAATACTAACAGAGAAAAATTTTATTCATCAGTATGAATTATTTATAGGGAAGAAATTATGAGAGTAGCAGTGGATGTAGATTTGCCGAGTGGTTATAATATAATAGGATTTAGAAAAGCAACAAATGGAGATAAAGTATTTCATCCAGAGGATGGTAGTATAGATGTATGGGATAGTGTTGCAGACTCTACAGTGTTTTACTTCATTGTTGAGACAACTACTCCTAGGGAGATAATATTAGAAGTTGCGCCATCAAAGAGCATTATTAACCATGGAGAATTTTATGTGACAGAGTTTAATAGCAATGATATACTGGTGTTAGAAAGAAAAACAGGAACACCTTTTTACAAAGTAACTATTAAAAATGAGGCCATATGAAAATAGAAATTGATGTAGATATCCCTGAGGGTTGGGAATTTGATAGATTTGATGTCCCTACTTATGGAGAGATGGTACTTAATATGCAGTATCCTTGGCAATGGAAGTGTGTTTTGGGTACGCAAAAATATATAATCATAAAGAAGAAAAAGCTTGTTACAGAGAAACATCAAAAGTATATTTATAAAAATATACATGGTGGTTATAGTGTTGGAATACTGACACAAGGTAATTCTCCCTCAAGTATATGTGAAGATTATATTATTAAATGGATTGACAAGGATTGGATAACTGAGGAGGTATCATGAGTTTTAAAGATTATTTTATTAGACTTTTACTTGTAATGTTTAGTGTTGTAGGAATGACTATGTTACTATCATTCTTAGTTACAACAAATGTTCAAGTCTTTGGATTTGTTCTTGGCTTATTTGTATTAATAGCAATTGTAATTAGATTTATATGGAGTGAAAAATGAAAGTAGAGATAGACTTACGTATACCAGATGAATATGAGTATGAAATATGAGATATATAGAAGATGTTTTAATAGCTAAAGGATATTTAATGAATGATCTAATATTAACTTTAGAAATTATTATTAAATTTGAAGAAGCTTTGGAAAAGGATAATTATAGAGATGAGCATCTAGAGCAACTCTTAAGTGCTTCTAATATTGCAATTATAGAATTAAAAGATTATTTAGAAAAGGCTGTATATGCCGACAAGCAAAGAGAAATTCTATAAGCTATTTAGAGTAGCCTGTACAGATCTTCTTGTGTTACAAGAAATGGAATGGAATGGAATGCTCTTTGATGCAAAAAATGCAGAAGAAAGAGCTGTTCTTTTAAATAAAGAAATAGCTGTTTTAGAAGCTAGATTCAAAGAGCTTGTTGGAAATGCTGTATCAATAACATCAGGTAACCATATATCAGCTATCTTGTATGGAGGAATTATAGAAGAAGTAATAAAGATACCGGCAGGATATTATAAGAGTGGTACCAGGAAGGGAGAAGTAAAATATGCAAATCATGTTATACAACATACTTTTGAGAGACTTGTAAACCCATTAAAAGACACTCTCACAGCTAATTCTAAAAAGAAGGAGGATGCAAAACAGATATGGAGTGTTGGTGAAGATGTTTTGAAACAGCTTAAAGGCAGTGCTAAAGCTAAAGAAATAATAAGTATTATCTTAGAACATCGAAGAATATATAAAGCAGTGAGCACTTACTTAGTTGGATATGGAGATTTAATAAAAGAAATGGGATGGGAGAACAATGTGTTACATCCAAACTTTAATCAATGTATTGCTAAAACAAGCAGACTTAGCAGTAGTAAGCCTTAAAAACATAGGGCTTATAAAAGTATGTGAATTCGGGGGAACTCCAGAACGGACAATCCTGAGCGAAGCTAAACTCATAACCATATAAGGATATGTAAAAATGAGAGATGAAGTAATAAGATTATTCAAAGAGACAAGCCTTACACAAAAGGAAATTAGTACATTAGTTGGATTTACACTTGATCAAATTAACACTATTTTAAATAAAGAGTTTACTATCTCTTTTAGAAAGCAGCGAAAAATAAAGTGCTATAGTAATTCAAAATTAGGTGATAAAAATCCAATGTTTGGCAAAAAACCTGTAAATTATATGGGTCGAGTCTCAGACGGAAATGGTTATATGATGGTACTAAAACCTGGCTGGTATACAGGGCGAAAAGGTTGTAAGCATGTATTTGAACATCATATAGTAATCTGTGAGTCTTTAGGTATAACTGAAATCCCTAGTGGGTTCCATGTTCACCACATTGATAAAGATAGAGTAAATAATGCTATAAATAATTTAGCATTGCTTACAGCAGAAGCACACAGAAGACTTCATCAGTTAGAACGTGCAACGACTAGAGATAAATCTCGTAGGGACTAAGCAGTCTCGAAGCGCATACATACAGTTTATTTAACATAGCTGTATATGATATAGTCTGTTCTCTATAGGAATATAGAGAGGGTACATGGTAGCGATGTATCCGTAACACAAAAGAATGGGCAAAATATGGGTGATGAAATAAAACAATTTATAATTTCACGTTATGCGGAGCAGATACTATGAAATACATGGGAAGTAAGAATAGACATGCTAAAGAGATACTCCCAATTATCCTAAATGGTAGGTTGAGTAGCAGCAAACCAACGCAGAATGCAACCAAATAAATAAAAGGTACATGGAGAGTAGATATGAATAATCTGTTAATAGCATTTAGTGGTGGGAGAACCTCGGCATATATGACTAAATGGCTAACCGAAAATAAACAAAATAATTTTGATAACATAGAGATAGTATTTGCAAATACAGGGCAGGAGTATGAAGAAACATTAGAGTTCGTGAATAGATGTGATAAGGAGTTTAATTTAGGCGTTGTGTGGGTTGAAGCTAGTGTGAGTGTGAAGCATGGGAAGGGTACAGGTTTTAAAATAGTTGATTTCGTCACGGCTTCTCGTAATGGAGAACCCTATGAAAATGTAATAAAGAAATTTGGTATTCCTAATCAATCTCATCCTATATGTACAAGAGAACTTAAATTAAGACCCATCCAGTCCTATTTAAAGAGTAAGGGATGGAAGAAGAAGGATTATGTAACGGCACTAGGTATAAGGTGTGATGAAGCTCACAGAATTTCCTCCCGTTGTGAGGAAGATAGGATTATTTACCCATTAATAGAGTACCATCCAATGGACAAGCCTACAATTAATTGGTGGTGGAAGCAGCAGGATTTCGATTTAAATCTACCTGAACATAAAGGCAATTGTTCTTGGTGTTGGAAGAAATCTAAGAGAAAGCTCTTAACATTAGCTAAGGAAGACCAGGGTATATTTGAATTCCCAAACAGAATGGAACAATATTATGGTAGGGTGGGAGCCGAATTTCGCAAAGAAAATGCTTCTGATAGAAACAACAGGGTTTTCTTTAGAGGTAATCAAAGCACCATTGAGTTATTGTACGAAGCCACACAACCTTTTACTGCATTTACTGATAAAAATTATGACTATAATGCATATATGGATGATCCGAATGGCTGTACTGAGAGTTGTGAAATATTCCCAACAAAATGATAATTCAAGCCGATGTATAATGAGTACACCTAAAACCGAAGAACAAAGAGAGAGACGTAGAGAAACTTCCAGAAACTGGTATAATGCAAATAAGGAACGTGCAAAGAAAACTAGACGACAACATTATCTAAATAACAAAGAAAAATATGCAATACTAGGTAAGGAATGGAAGGATAACAACAAAGAATTACAAAAGAAATTAGCATCTGAATCTTATCATCGCCGTAAATTAGATCCTTTGAACATAAAGCATTACTTATTAAAACATGCTAAGGCAAGGGCTGTACAAAAAGGAATAGAATTCAATTTAGTAGAAGATGATATAGTACTGCCAGACTCATGCCCTATTATGGGACTCTCTTTTAATAGGAGTACTCGGAAGTATGGGTATTCTCTGGATAGAAAAGATCCCACCAAAGGTTATACTAAAGATAACGTTTGGGTTATATCACAAATAGCAAATGCAATGAAGTGGGACTCAACCCATGAAGAGAGAGTCTTATTTGCTAAATGGGTATTGTCTTTAGAAGGAGGTGTGCTGCCTTGATCATTAATATTGATGTGAAAGGGCTTTGACTTGAAGTGGTGGTAGCGGCTTTCCTGTCTCAAGACAAAGTGTTGTACAAAGAGCTTAATGATGGGATAGATTTACATTCTGACAACCAAGTTAAATTAGGCTTGCCGGATAGAATCACTGCCAAGATATTTATTTTTAAGCTAATGTTTGGTGCTATGGAATATAGCTTTGCTCAAGATCCTGATTTTACTTTTATATCTACTAAGCCGAAATATTGGAGAGAAGTTATTGATAGATACTATGATAAATATCAAGGAATCAAAGAATGGCATGAGTCTATTATTCAACAAGTAGCTAAGGATAGTAAACTAGTAACTCCATTTGGAAGAACTTTTGTATGGGATTTAATGCAATATGGAGAATATAAAATACCTACCACACAGGTAAAAAATTATCCCGTGCAAGGTACTGGAAGTGATGTAGTAATGATAGCTAGAGTTGCATTGTTTAAACGGTTGTTAGCAAAAAATATAGTTTGTGATTTGATATGTACTGTACATGATAGTATTGTAATTGACTGTAAAAAGGAGTATACTGCTGAAATCATAAAAACTGTGGAGGAAGTATTTCAAGACTTACCAAATATAATTAATAAGTTGTTTGATATAAACTGGGATTTAGAAGTGAGAGTAGAAATAAAAATAGGAAATGATTTATTTAATCTGAAGGAAATAGAATAATGATTATTACAGGTAAAATAGTTTCAATTGATCTAAATGCAACCATTACTAAAGCACAGGGTGGAACATATAAAGGTGCAGAGATAGTATTTAAGGATGCAAATGGTAAAGTACAGACAAAGAACATTCATGAAAATGGCCTTAAGTATGCTCCAGCAGTTAAGAATGGCTTAGAAAGTTTAGAGCCGGGTGATAATTTCACTGTGGAGATGGAGAAGAAAGATGACTTTTGGACTTGGATAAGTATTAAGAAAGGAATTGAGCAAGAAGAAAAACAAAAGACAACCACTCAACAAAGCACTACAACCAAAAGTACAAGTTGGGAAACAGCAGAAGAACGGGCAGCACGACAAAAACTTATCGTTAGACAAAGTAGTTTAACAAATGCTTTGGCTTTTCTAGCATTACAAGGGCGAACACCAGACGAGGAGGATGTAAAAGAAACGGCTACTACCTTCTATAATTGGGTGTTTGAGCAAGGGGTAGATGAAAATACAGAAGACGATTTTAATGACGGAGTTTTATAAACTGAAGTATAGTTAAGGATAGAAATTGGAATACATAACGAAACATGAGCTTCAACGTGCCATGAAGGAGGGTAAATATCTATGAGTACACTGACAGCACTTGTAGATTCTTGACTGACACTCCAGTATTTGCTACTGCTATAGCTTCTGAGGATGTTTCTGAATCCATTGCTAAAAGTAGACTAGATCTAACAATTAGGAATATAGTTAAAGGTAGTGGATGCACAGATTATAAATTGTTTGTATCTGGCGGGAATAACTTTAGATATGATATAGATCCTACATATAAAGCTAATAGAACAGGAAGCGATCCAAAATGGAGAGAAGCTTTACGATTGCACCTAATAAAGGAATGGGATGCTTATGAATGTGTAGGTTTTGAAGCCGATGATATGTGTGGAGTTGAACAGAGACAGGATGGATCAACAATGATAGTGGGAATAGACAAGGACTTGTTACAAGTGCCTGGAAAGCATTATCAATGGGCTATCATTCGTAAGGGATCTGTAGTACGACCAGCTCAGCATCTAGATGTCACTCCACTGCAAGGAATGCAGAGCTTCTTTAAGCAGATGCTCACAGGAGATGTCTCTGATAACATTAAGGGTGTGAAAGGCATTGGTCCTAAGAAAGCAGATGTACTCATAACTCCTCTAATCACAGAGCAAGAGATGTACGAGGCTGTTCTGGAGTTATATCACAAAGATGACATAGACGAGGAATCAATTGTATGTTCTAACGAGCGTTTCGAGAGAAACCTAGATTTGCTGTGGATATTTAGGAATCTAGGGGAAACATACTCGGTACGCAGGGAGATAAGAGGATGACAATCACACAGGAGTATTTAAAATCTATACTGCATTATAATCCTGAGACTGGTTTATTTACTTGGAAGGTAACTCCAACCAATAATGTACCATTTGGTAGTATTGCTGGGTACCCTGTACAAGGCTATATAATTATAGGTATAAATAAAAAATTATATAGAGCGCATAGACTTGCTTGGTTATACATGTATGGTTGTTTTCCGATTGATATTTTAGATCATAGAAATAGAGATAGAGCAGATAATAAAATATCTAATCTAAGATTAGCCAATAAACAACAGAATGCGTATAATTGTCAAGTATACAAGAATAACACTTCTGGTTTTAGAGGGGTTAGTTGGCATAAGGCTTCTAATAAATGGCGTGCTACCTGTAGTTTGCAAGGTAAAAGTTACAATTTAGGGGTGTATATTACTGCCGAAGAAGCTTCAATAGTGTATGAAGAATTCGTTAAAGAGAATCATGGTGAATTTTATGTGTACTAGGATATGGCGCGAATTAGGAATTACTTATAGTATAAGGAGAGAAATTTATGGAATTTGAAAGTTTTCAGAAAATCACCAGATTAAAAAGACAATGTGTTATCACCGAAAAGATAGATGGTACAAATGCACAGATAGCTATTACAGAAGATGGTCAAATGTGGGTAGGAAGTCGTAATAGATGGATAACTCCAGATGATGATAACTATGGATTTGCTAGATGGGCAGCAGAACATAGAGAAGAATTATTGCTTCTAGGAGTTGGTAGACATTATGGAGAATGGTGGGGTAATGGTATTCAACGCAGATATGGCATGCCTATTAAGAAGTTCTCTCTGTTTAATGTACATCGTTGGACAGAAGGTTTACCAGAATGCTGTTCATTAGTACCTGTGTTATACCAGGGGGATTTTGATACAATGGTTATTGATGAAGTAATGACTAAGTTAAAACTAACTGGTAGTATAGCATCTCCAGGTTTTATGAATCCAGAAGGTATTATCATATACCATACAGCTTCTAAAGGACTATCTAAAATGACATTTGAACACGACCAAACAGGAAAACCTGAATAAATTATGAATAAAAATTTAATTATGTTTAAAAGTGGTGAAGGGGTTGTAGAAGTTTATGACACTCTTTATAGCTTTACACGGTGTATTGGACATATGTACTTTCAAAATGTGTGTGGCGGTGTATTTATTGGATGGAATAGCTCTTATAACGTTATGCAGTCACCAGCTACTTTAAGAGATATAGCAGATATAATAGATGAACTTTTTAAAAATGAAGAACTTCTTGATCAAATTGGAGGTATCTAAATGGAAGATGTAACTAAAGAATATTTACGAGCTTTAAATAAAATAGCAGAAGACCCAAAACCATATCCTTTATCTGAAGAAATTATTTGGGCAGATTATATGATGGCGTTAGCAGGAAATACTGAATTAGTTGAGCACTCTATTGAGGAAGATGCTGAACTTGCAGATGACTTTTTATATGAATTTAAAAAGAGATTTAGAGATTAATGAAGTCTCCAATTCCTGAGTGGAGTGATGCTAAATGGCGTAGTTGGGTAGTCTCCCTCCTACGCCGAGGCACAATGAAATTCCCGCCTAGAAATGAAGCATTACGCGCAGCTAAGACAGAGAAGAAGATTAATGAAAAGACAGGGCGTATGGCACAACATTACAGATGTGCTGGATGCTTACAGGAATTTCCAGCTAAAGGGGTGTGTGTGGATCATATACAGCCCGTAATAGATCCTAATGGTTCTTTTGTAGATTGGAACACATATATAGAGCGTATGTTCTGCCCTGTTGAAAATTTACAAGTTTTATGTAATAATGGTGAAAATAGTTGTCATCATAAAAAGACTAAACAGGAGAGAAAGGATAGAAAATGTGGAACAAGTTCCTAGTATGGATTGGTTTACGGCTTAGTGAAGAGGACAGAAAGTTTCTTAATAGTATACACAAGCCAGAAGAAATAATTGTAGGCTCTAGAGGGTCTTTAAGAAGACAAAGGAAAACAAATGAAGATTACAGAAACAGAGAAAGGAAATATTAAAATTGTAATGAGTAGGGAGCATGCAGAGGCTTTATATAATTTATTAGATAAACTAGAATTTGAGGAGTATGAAAAGTTTACTTCTGAAAAAGGATCTTATAAATTATTAGATTTATGGGCACATATAGAAGCTACACATATTGTAATATGACTACACATATAGTGATTCCAGATTGCCAGGTGCGCCCTGTGGAGAATCTTCAAATTTTATGCTCTATATGTCACACAATTAAATCAGACAAAGAACGTAAGGAGAGAAAGTGCAATCTTTAGAGGAAAGAAATAAAAACCAAAGAGAACGTAGACAAAGAAATGGTAATGCATACACTAGAAAGTATGAGAAAACTAAGAGTGGATTTTTAGTCAGGTTGTATAGGAATATGCTATCTAGGGTAACTGGAGTACAGAAAGAAAAGTACCATTTATACAAAGGATGTTCTTTATTATCCAAGGATGAATTTAACGAATGGTCTATAAGCTCAGATAAATTCCATATTATGTTTAAGGAATGGGAAGATTCTGGATATGACAGAAAGTTAACACCTTCAGTAGATAGAATTGATTCCTCACAAGGATATGAATTATATAATATGGAGTGGGTAACACATTCTGAAAATTCCCGTAGAGGCGTAATTAGTAGGTACTATCGGAAAAATATATGACCCGCATAATCGTAATTCCAGATGTACAATGTGCCCCAGGACAAGATTTTACATTCTTGTCTTGGATAGGCAAGTACATAGCGGAGAAGAAGTCAGATGTCATTGTACAGATTGGTGACTTTGCTGATATGGAAAGCCTTAGTTCTTATGACGTTGGAAAGAAATCTTTTGAGGGGAGAACATACAAGGCAGACATTGAGGCAGCTATAGAGGGAATGGTAGCTCTATTAGCTCCAATAGAAGAAGAACAAGTAAGATTAGCACGTAATAAAAAGAAGTTGTGGAAACCTCGCAAGGTACTCACACTTGGGAACCACTGTGATAGAATTAATAGGGCTATAGAGAATGATAGAAAACTGGAAGGACTTATATCCACTGAAGATTTGTTATATTCTGACTTTGGGTGGGAAGTGTATCCTTTCCTGCAGCCTGTAATAATAGAAGGGATATGCTTCTCCCATTACCTTTGTTCTGGAGTTATGGGTAGGCCAATCACCACTGCTAGAATGCTGTTGACAAAGAAGCATATGTCTTGTATAGTTGGTCATCAGCAGGGTAGGGATGTAGCTTACTCTCATAGGGGTGATGGTAGACAAATTACTTCCATAATTGCGGGAAGCTGTTATGAACATAACGAGAGTTATCTCAATCATCAAACTAATGAACACTGGCGAGGAATTGTGGTATTAAATGAAGTTGTAGATGGTACATTTGATGAGTGTTTTGTTAGTTTAAATTACTTAAAGAAAAAATATGACTCCAAAAAATAAAGAAATACTAAGAAATCTATACGCTAATAATGAAGCTGATGCTATCATTTATGAGCTTTCTAATATAATGGCTGAGCATTCAGATAATGAGTGGAGAAAAGGAAATTGTAAATATTCACTTAACATATCTGTTGTTGCTTCTATACTTGATGTTATTGCTAAAGATATAACATTTAATTATAGACTTGTAACGCGAGAAGACTTGGAGGAGGTTAAAGACAATATTAAACATGATATTGAAGAGATACTTTTATGAGAGGTCAAGGAAGCTTAAAGATAGGAATAGAGAATTTATATACTATTGAACCACTAACTGAAAATCAGAAACTCTTTTTTAAAGAATGGAAGAAATTTCCTATTTATGTTCTTTCTGGTTTTGCAGGTACAGGTAAAACGTTTATAGCGATGTATAAGGCGTTAGAAGATGTCCTAGGCAGCCATAGGTATAAGAAATTAATTATATTGCGCTCAGCAGTTCCTACACGTGATTTAGGAGCTATGCCAGGTGATTTAGAAGAGAAAGGCAGTGTGTATGAACTACCTTATGATGAAATATGTAATAGTTTATTTAATAAGAAAGAAAGTTATCTAAGATTAAAAGAACAAGGTAGAATAGCCTTCTCTCTTACTAGCTACATTAGGGGCATTACTTTCGATGAATCAATTATTATTGTTGATGAAATAGAAAATTTAACCTATCATGAATTGTATTCTGTAATTACAAGGGTTGGGGAAGGAAGTAAGATAGTTTTCTGTGGAGACTTTAGACAATCTGATGAGAAGTTTAATGGTATGACTAAATTTCTCAGAGTGCTTGCAAGAATGAAAAATATGGTGTACAATATAGACTTTACAAAAGATGATATAGTTAGAAGTAATCTTGTTAAAGAATTTATTATTGCATCAAGTGAGGAAGAATGATATCAGCTAAAGTAATATGTGATAGTATTTCCCCTTCAGGGGTTAGATTGACAACTTTAGAGTTACAATACCATAGGTTCGTGCACTCAGAAATGATGACACATAGAATGTTCTCTAGGAATGCTTCAAGTAGTCGTGCTATACCCACGACTAAGATGCTAGAGCAGATTAGGAGTAATCCTGCCATGCCTATTCATTGGGGAAAGAACCAAGCGGGAATGCAAGCTAGAGAAGAGCTTACAGAAATAGAAATAGATGTTGTTAAAAGTGACTGGAACTATGCAAGTAAAAGAATGACAGAGATTGCTACTCTTATGTCCGAAATGGATTTACACAAACAAGTAGTAAATCGTTTGTTAGAACCATTCCAATGGATAAAGGTAATTGTTACAGCTACTGAGTGGGATAACTTCTTTAAGCTACGTTTACATAAAGATGCCCAACCAGAGATGATGGTTCTTGCAGAACACATGAAAAAGGCAATGGATGAATCAATACCTGTAGAGCTACAGCCTGGAGATTGGCATTTGCCTTATGTTGATTTAGGAGATTTTGATGATTCAGGAGACCCTATATCGGAGGCTATTAAATGTTCTGTGGCTAGATGTGCTAGAGTGAGTTATCTAAATCATGACAATAGCGCACCTGATACAACTAAAGACATTGCTTTAGCAGATATGTTGTTAGAAGCAGGGCATATGTCTCCTTTTGAGCATCAAGGGACACCAATGGATTTTGCTAAGGATACATTTGAATTAGCTTGGGAGGATGGTATTACTCACAAAGATCGGGATAATAATTTCTGGTCTGGTAATTTTAGAGGTTGGATACAGCATCGTCAGCTTTTACAAGCTAACTAATATAGGCAAACAATATGAAAACACCAGAACAAAAATATATGTATGATCCTGATTATCATATGTTAGTAGATTTACTTGAATCATTTATTCATCGTAATAAATACACTCCTAGTGAGATAAGAGAAGCAGCTATGTTTGCTTGTATTAAATATGAAATGAACCAACCACAAAGGACTATAGCATTTTATGACACCTTGTCAAAAATTAGGATATAATGTAGGAGATAGGTTTAAAGTAAAATCTATTAGAGGTTCATTTACTAAGGACAGTAAAATAGAACTACTTAGAGATGATAAGACAGATTGCCCACTATTTAAACTAATTGTTGGGCGCTGCCATTACAACAGTACTGCATCAGTACCTGAGGCATATACTTGTTTAGACAACATAGAGAAAATAGAAGACACAAATAAATATGCACGTACTATACATGGAGTGGAAGTAGATGTGTATGATGTATTAGTTGCTTGGAACGTAACATGTCCGGTAACACAACATGCCATCAAGAAATTATTAATGCCAGGGCAACGAGGAAGTAAGGATAAGCTACAAGATTTAGAAGAAGCAGGGCAAGCTATTGAACGAGCTATAGAACTAAACAGGTAAACCTTCTGAGCTAGAGAAAATAAAATGATAGGATTTAAAGATAAGAGTTGGTGTTATTGGGGAGTTAAACTAAAAGAAGGAAAATATGGATTTTATAGGAATTGAATATTTTTGTGAGGAGACACATGCGTATGTAATGCAACCATATATTTTTCCAATGGAGGAGAGAGTTGATGCATTAAAAATGATTTATCAACATCGCAAAGCAAAAGGTAGATTGATAGAATTACATGTAATAGAAAAACATTGTCAAGATTAATTAAATTTATAGGATAGAATATGAAATATGCACTCTTTGTTTTAAGCTTTGTAGCAACACAAGTATTTGCAACAGGAAGTAATCACCATAATGTTTATGATAATTCAGTCGTTAATAGAGGAGGTAACGCTGTTTCTGATAGTTACTCCAACTCAACGTCTGGAGCATACAGTGGATCTACATCCAATAGTAATGCATCATCTAATAGCACATCAGAGGGGGGCAATGCTACTGGAGGTAATTCAGATAGCTATGCTAATAATGGGGGAAACTCTATGAATATGTCAACAATGAATAATGCTCCACGACAATATCATAATACTCCGGCACTCTCTAGTTTATTTGGTACACCCACTGCCCCCTGTGCATTGCCAGTAGGAGGAACGGGAGCAGGGGCAGGCTTTGGATTTGGCTTCATTACTGCTTATATTAATGAAGAATGTATTAAACAAGAAACAACTAAATTAGCTATAGCACGTGGGCGAGATGATACAGGTCAGGAAATTTTCTGTACAATGGAGCATGCAAAAAATACTACTGAATGTAGAGAACTACAAGCTAAACTAGCTAAACGGGAACCAGCTTTCATTTCTATTAAAGAAGAAAAAACAGGATTGTTTGGTACAACTTGGGATGATACTACTAAACAATGGGTATTTAACACAACACGATAGGAGATTAAAATGGGCCATGATTTTCTTGCAATGTTTACAGAAACACAAAATCAATTTACTGAACTTAAGGATGCTGTACTTAGAGAATTGCATCAATTAAAAGCAGAGAATGATATATTAACACAGGCGGTAGTAAGACTTCAAACAGAAAAGGATGAATTAACTAACATTAAAACTTCTACTCCTGATATGTTTTATATTGGGTTATTAGTTGTAGGATTTGTAGTTGGTATGTTGGGTGTTGTGTATAATATAACAATGTAATATGGCAAAGATAGATAAGATAGTTATTGATATTTACAATGATACTCAACGTACAACTCTTATCAATAAGCTTATGTCTCTCCCCCTAGATGATCCTATCCAAGTTACAATAGGAAATAAAACTAAGGCTAGGGGGCTGAATGCTAATAGCTACTATTGGGTTAGGGTTGATGAGATAACAGAACAAGCTTTCTTTAATGGTAAGCAATATAGCTCTGACGTGTGGCATGAGTATTTAAAAAGAGAATGTATGCCTAACATAGTAACACTGAAAGATGGAAGAGAAGTTTCTAAATATGTTGAAACACCTGACGGTACTTTACAAGTCATAGGAACATCACTATTAAGTTCTCATTCCTTTGCTGAGTATACACAAAACTGTGAAAAGCTTGGAGCTGAAATAGGTGTTATGTTTTCAGATAAGAGGATTGGATGACAAAAGAACAGGCACACATACAGCTAGTGAAAGAACTTCCATGCTGCTTATGTGGTGCATCTGCGCCAAGTGATGCACATCACATTTTAGAAGGTAGAATAAAGGGTAGGAAAGCACATGATTTCTGCACTATTCCTCTTTGTAAAGACTGTCATCAAGGAGAACGGAACGGTATTCATGGACAACAATTCATGCTTAAGATTATGAAAGAGAATGAATTAAACTTGTTAGGTGAAACAATCAAGAAGTTATATGGTAAGTAATTTTAATTTAAAAGGAAAAGAAATGGATGCAAATTTAAAAAAACAATTAATCGATCAATCAGCACACTTTGGAGTTGGTGTAGTTTTGGTGGTAGTATTTAGTTTTGTATTTTCTGTAGTAACAAGTTGTGTGTTAGTTGCTCTAGTTGCATATGTCAGAGAAGTAGCCCAACGTGTGAGTAATGGCGATCCCTGGTATGAATGTAAAGGTGGATGTAAATTAGATCTTCTGTTTTGGGGACTTGGAATTGTTGTAGGCTTCTTTGTAGCTGGCTGGTAATAGAGATTACTTTTAAGGGGTGAATATGGCTACTAAGCGACAAGTATATGAAAGTCAATTAAGGAATAAAAAGTTTGGTAAAGTTCCACATCAGTTTACAAAAAGAATCTTCCATTGGGTATATTGTTCTGGTTGTGGCTTAGTTGCCTTGAATAATGAACCAACAAGAATAAGAATATCACAAGGTTGTGAAAGCATGGAGGATTGATATGGGTTTAACAGAAGAGAGTACAAGTTTTAATTTACAATATCCAATTATAAAAGAGTTTATAAATACACAACTAGAGAAATGTTATTGGACTGCTAATGAAGTTAAGGTTGAAAAAGATATCCATGATGTTCTGGTGAATTTGACTCCAGCAGAGCGTCATGGGGTCTTTACAACTCTAAAACTATTTACTCTATACGAAGTAAGGGCAGGGGGAGATTATTGGACTGGACGCTTTATGCGAGAGTTTAAACAGCATGAGTGTCAAGAAATGGCTGCTGCCTTTGGAATGGTTGAACTCTGTATACACAAACCATTCTACAATAAGATAAATGAGTTATTAAATATATCTAATGCTGAATTTTATACAGACTATGTAAAGAACCCAACATTGAAAGCTCGAATGGAGAGTATTGATACTATTATTAATCATCCTAATTCATTGGTTTCTTTAGCCTGCTTTAGTTTAGTTGAGGGTATGGTGTTATATAGTAACTTTGCATATCTAAAACACTTTCAAAGTAATGGTAAGAATAAACTATTAAATATTAATAGAGGTATTAATTACTCTGCTAGGGATGAAGCTCTTCATTCTATGGCTGGAGCTTATATATTTAAAGAAGCTAAAAAAATCTCTTCTGATTCTTTCCTGCCTGAAATGGAAGAAATAGTAAACACTTTGGTAGAACATGAAGATATTATTACAGATATGATCTTCAGTGAAGGAGACATAGATGGTATTACAGCTAAAGATATGAAAACGTTTGTGCGTAGCAGAGCAAACATATGTTTAGCTAATTTAGGGTTTGAACCTTTATATAAAATTGGAGACAATCCAATTGCTAACTGGTTTTATAAAGGAATTAATAATTATCAATTCAATGATTTCTTTACAGGCCAAGGTAGAGAGTATACTCGTGGGTGGGATAAAACTAAATTTAAATGGGTAGTAAATGAATAAATACAGTGAGGAGAGAAAAAGGTTACAGCTAGATGGATTACTTCCTGAATGGTACTCTACTGCTGGTTTACAAATGTTTAAAGAGAAATATCAATGGGCAGATACACCCAAAGATCAATATGCTGCTATTGCAAGGACAGCGGCTAATCATGTGAGACATGTATATCCTAATGCAGAAGAGAAGTTTTTTAATCTCTTATGGAACGGATGGTTAAGTCCATCAACACCAATTTTAGCTAACATGGGTAGGGGAATTGGACTTCCTGTTAGCTGCTCTGGAAATTATATTCATGATAGTATCTCTGGTTTCTACAAAGCACGTAGTGAAAATGCCATGCTAACAAAGTATGGCTTTGGTACAAGTAGTTATTTAAATGATATTAGGCCAAGAGGAGCAGCTTATAAAGGAGGTAGAGCAAGTGGAGTTATACCAGTATTAAAAGGCTTTGTACAAGATATGGAAGATGTTGCTCAAGCGTCTGCTAGGCGTGGAGCATGGGCAGGGTATATAGATATCTCTCATAATGACTTTGATGAGATTGTTAATCTACTGTCTGTTGCCCCTGATGGTTTAAACATTGGGTGGATTATACATGATGATTTTCTAATCAGACTAAAAGATAATGATCCAGAGGCACAGCGGAGATGGACTACTGTGATTGAAACTAAAATGGTTACAGGCAAAGGATATTTATTATTCGTAGATAAGATAAATCGCCATAGACCAATTGATTACATATACAATAATTTGTATGTAAAGGCATCAAACCTATGCACGGAAATTAATTTAGTTAGTGATGAGGAGCATACATTCACATGTATTATAAGTAGTATGAACTATGCTAAATATAATGAGTGGGAGAAAACTGATAGTATATTTTGGGCAATTCTTTTTTTGGATTGTGTAGCTCAGGAATTTATAGATTTAGCAGAAGGTATTGAAGAGCTTAGTAAAGCAGTAAGATTCACCAAGAAGAGTAGAGCCTTAGGATTGGGAGCATGTGGGTTACACACTCTATTTATGAAGGAAGGATTTTCATTTGATAGCTTAGAAGCTCAGTTTCTACATCATGCTATGTTTGATAGTTTAAAAACAAAGACTAAAGAAGCAAGCATAGAACTAGGTAGACATTTAGGTATTCCAGAATGGTGTAAAAAAAGTAAACAACGTAACACTCATTTGATTGCAATAGCTCCAACAAAAAGCACAGCTTTAATCATGGGTGGGGTTAGTGAGGGGATTAATCCTGTTCCAGCTTTAGTATATACACAAACTACATCAGCGGGAGAAATGCAAAGGATAGACCCCACGTTCCTTGCTTTCTTAAAAGAAAAAGGATATAATACTCCACAACACTTAAAAGAAATAGAAGATGCCTTTGGAAGTTGTCAATCAGTATCATGGATGACAGCAGAAGAGAAGAAACTATTCAGAATAGCTTTTGAATATGATATGAGTGTTATATTACGTCTAGCCGCACAGCGTCAGAGGTTTATAGATCAGGGTCAGAGTTTGAATTTATTTATAGCTGGTGACGCTGACGAAGAATATATTGCTAGAATACATCAACTAGCTGCTGAAGATGAATGGATACATCAAATATATTACATCTATAGTTCTGCTAATGTAGCAGGAAGTAAGGGAGAGTGTGAAGTATGCAGTTAGATACTTTTAAGACTAGATTTGAATCTAAATTAAGGAAAAACACAGTATGTCAATAGATATTAATACAAATCTAGGTGATCTATGCTTGGATATGGTAGACTCATTAGAAGAGGAAGGAGAGGAAGCGGATTGGGTGGAGGTTAGCTTTTTACATCCTGAAGCTGAAGATTATTTTATAACTATAAAAGTAGAACGTAAACGAGAAGAACTTGATGATGTTGACGTTCTTTCTATACCAGATAGGGAGCTACATTGATGAGTGTATATGTAATCTACAACAATATGCTTGTTAGTATCACACTATTGAGGTAATTAAAAATGAGTAAATGGAAAAAATACACGAGCAGCGATGAGCAGATTGATGAGATTAGTTCTGCAAAGAATGGTTTTGTATGCAGGAATAATGAAACTGACTCAGGAATATTAACCATAAAATATGGGCAATTATTTTCTGATAAATCAGAATATCCAATATTAAATGCAATGTGGCGTGCATCTCACAATACAATCTGCGATCAATGAATCTAGAACATGGACTTAATCATGAATATAACCTGGACTAACTGTGCTGATGAAATGCCGCCTGATGATGAAACAGAAATTATCATTAGGCATGTTGAAGATAAGGAACCAATACTAACACCAGCTAATGAGGTTTTTTATGATATCGATACTTTGTATAAGGAATGTTGGGAGTGGACTGAATTTACACCAGAAAAATGGAAGCACTTAAATGAAATACCTACTTTTATAAATGTAAATATTATTACAAACGCTGAATATTCATTCACTGAGTTTGAGAAATCTGTTGACAAATGAAATTAATAAGAGGAGAATGAATTATAAATTACACAAGGAGATTAAGATGATAAGTAAAGTATATATGATTTGTGATAGTTATGAATCTGGTTATGGACATGGAATTAAAAATGATGGTCTAGATATTACATGCACTCCTATGGAAGATAAAGAATGTGCAGAAGCTTATCAGATTGGTTATGAAGCAGGAAAAAGGAAGTGGGAGTCTAGAATGTATAGAGAAAAAATATATACAACAGGAGAAGAAAATGAAACTACTATTACTAATTGTAGTGTTGTTAATCAGTTTTAATACTTATGCTTATGATAAAGAGTATTATAAATATAATTCAACTTCACGGGAGTACAAAGAACGGGTAAGAGATTACACACAACAAAGTATTCAAGATGAGATACGCCGTGGTAATGATAATAGAAATTATCAAGGATATAACAAAGATCCATCAGAAATTATTTTAGACACACCTTATAGAATCAAACCTTTTGGATTTGATTACTAAAAAAGAAAAAGGGACATACCTTCACAAGTATGTCCCTTAATTTATTTCACCCTAGCTTTATATACATCTAAGTATCTTTCATAGGTTTTTGATTCTTGTGCTTCTAGCTCTTTTAGTTTTAGCCTTTTCTCAGCAATTGGAATTTCCTCATTCAACCTTACGGAATCCTGCATATCCCTAGATAGTTTAATGACTTTTCTAAGTTTATTAGCATACTTATCCATAGCTAACAACTCTCGTTTATCTTCCATTATTTTCTTCATAGAAGAGATGTCATTATTCTTTCTTGCTCTGGAGAATTCTTCAGCAGCTTTCGTAGCTTCTTCCACTGCTTTGTAATAAGCTGATCTATCATTGCTTATTGTATTCTCACCTATAAACTTTCTAATGAAAGGCATTTCCTTAATATCTAATTCAACACCTTGAGCTTTTAATTTTGAAGATGATACTGCTGTATCAACTAATGCGCCAGTACCACCAGTTAATGTCCTAGTTAAGAACTTTATATTTTCTGGAGACACATCAAAACCAGCATTACTTAATAGTCCTGCCATATCATCATATACAGTTCCTTTGGTATTCCTAAACATCTGTTCTCGTTCAGGTTGGCTACTATCAAAAGGACTCACTGGTCTAATTTCTTTTCCAGTGAACAATGAAGTATTGGTAGACATTTGATAAGGTATTTGTAGAGCAGTTGGTGCGACTCCTCCCACGACTTGTTCAGAGTTTATTTCATCACTGTTAACAAGATTACCAAAAGGAGTTAACTCTTCTACTGCATTTACAGCCATACGGAATGGAGCTTTTCCAAACTCCCCTTTACGCTGTGCGTCTGCTATCACCCTACCAGTGTTAAAGAAGAATCCATACCCATAAGGTATTGGTATCTTCACATAACTATCACCACTTCCTATAATAAGATTTCTTTCTTTTGTTGTATCATCAATCTTATCATATTCTTCTTCATCCATACCACCTAAACCAGCAGCTAACATATAACCTAAACTAGCCATACCTACTGCCAAAGCATTAGCTTGATATTTGTGGTTACCCCTCAGGTTAGCATGTAGGACAGCAGCACTACCTTGAACAGAAGCATTGAAGAATAGATATAGTGCATTAGCTGTTTGACCTATCTCACCACGTCTATTAAAGTTTACTGTAATGTTCTTAGCTACCTTAGAAGCTTGTTCTACAGTTTTACCACTATCTAACATAGCCTTATAAGCAGACAATCTCATAGCATTTTCACCAGCTTGATTTAAATGTTCAATCCATTTCAATGTAGAATTAAACACTTTTCTTCCAGCAGCTCTAAACGCATTTGCTCCATCACCAGCTTTTATGTTAGCAATGACACCTTGATAACTTGCATACTCACTGGATATCTCTTTACCTAAACGCTCCATATCAGATAGATATGCAGCTCCAGTGTTGCCACCATTAGCTCTATAACTGTCAATAAGCTCTGTAGATTTTCTTGTAACAGCATATCTAAATAAATCAGCAAACATTTTAGGATAGTTACCTATAGCTTTAACAGCCATAAGTGTACCTTCTTCACCTGTCAAGTTTACTATTCCAGATGTGAAATCTCGAATAATATTCGTAACAATAAATTCAGGATTATACCCCGTATACACTTTAGATAGATAACTATTTAAAACCCTTCCTGCTTCTACAATAGCACCAACGGATTCAACACCCATGTTTGCATATGCGCGTGCAAGAAGATCATCATTAAGTTGAACTCTAATAGCATGGCCATCCATATACACATTAACTTCATTTGGTGCAAGCATAGGGGATGCTTGTGCTATAACCCTAGGATCTGATATCTTTTGAATACTACTTCCTGGAGGAGCATTTCGTTGAGCATCTACCTTATTAACATAGACACTATGAATAACACCATCACTATCTACTATTGCATAAGAATTATTTTCTTTAAGAATGTTTCTTTTCTCTGGTTTACCCACTGTAATCAAGTCAGGATTATTAGCTTCTGCTGCAAACATAACTAGATATTTCCCAACTCTGTTTTTCTCTACTTCCATTACAGCACGTTCATAATCCATAAGAATGTTTTCAATTACAGCTTCATTCCTCTTCTCATGGCCTAACCTACGTTTGTCTTTATGCTTTACATTAAGACCTTTACCAGTTCCTTGAATAGATTCATCACCTTTAACTGGAATATAATGTTTATATGTGTTATCCCAATTATCAGTTATATCCTTATTCAATATACCAGCATCTAGTCTAAGTTGCTTAGCCTGTTCTGTCACATCTCTTAACTCATTAGCCAATGTTGCTAGCTCAGGTTTAGCCTTACTTAGGTATTCACTAGCTTCTTTATCTGTAACACCATAAGCCAATGCTTCAGAATCATTCCTAACTTTCTGGATTTGTTTGTTAGCTTCTGATGCATGTTGAGCTAACAAGAAATCTTGTACATCAGATAATGTAAATCCAGCTTTAGCAATTTTTTCTATTAATGGATTTCTAATCTTCTCTCTAAAATCCTCAAGTTGATTAGCTACTTTAGCATGATAACGTTCTTCGGCATCATACACATTAGATAGTTCTGTAAGCTTAACCCCACGTTCTTTTAACCAATCCCTAATTACAGAGAAGCGATTAAACTTATCTTGCACTGTTCTTTGTGATTTTTGGTAAGTTGTTTCTTCAGGTGGTGTTGCTGCTTTGCTGAATCGTATGTCATTATTAGCTGATGAATATTCACCATTGTTACCGATAGCTGATTTGATTTGATTCGGTTGCAGGGCTATATAAGCAGGATAGGGTCGAGAATACGCGTCTCCGGCACCGCGCATTTTGGCCGTGTAGACCACACCGTCGTACCCCATAGCTAATACCGCAGCTTTAGCTTCACTAGGCGGCAGCTTATCCAAAGCATTTTCCAACCATATTTCGTAGCCAAACCCCTCGGCATAATTTTTAGTTATCTTTTTGTATATTCTGTCATAGGCTTTGCGTAGTTTTTCGGGCATAGCCGTGTATGCCGCCGCTAAAATAGGTTGATAAATTGTATCACCGTTGGCATCGGTCTCTGCGTTTAGTACTAGGGGGTTTCGCACGGCCAAATACGCCTCGGTAACACGCCCTTTGTTCTTTTTAATTTGATCTTTGTACTGATCGGCAAGGCTACGATCTTCGGCGAAATGGGTTCCAAAAGATAACGACATCGTTTTTTTAGCTTTGCCTGTGGTATCAAATACGCCCTGATCGTTTTCATCGAAGCTCCCACCATGATAAACAACAAGCGGTCTACCTTTCTTATCAACGACCTTTGAGTCACCAAACCACTTCCAGAAGTTACTAATACCTTCCTGAGTAGGATGAATAGCTTTTCCTTCAGAATTGGTTGTAGGTCTGTCAACACCATTTATTTTAATAGTATCTTGAGGTGCAACTTTGCTAAATCGTATGTCATCACTAGAACTTGAGAATTCTCCACTATTGCCTAGGGAGGATTTTATGGCACCAAGCCCGCCATCAATTTTAATTGGAAATAACAGTAAAGGCTCGCCATCAGCCCCATCATAATACGGGTTCCTAAATCCGGCCACATATTGCCTAGTGCCTCTCTGTGATAGCATTAAATCATAGAAACTTTCTGTATTCTGATTGTCATGAGTAAGCTCATCTACAACCGATACACCATACTCTATAACACCAGAAGCGAAATCTTTTGATATTAAAGTTTTTGGTATATCGCCAATGCGGAACGCAACCGTAGCTGGTAATTCATCTAAGGAGTATCCACGCCACCCAAGCTCGAACATTATCTGTTCTAATTTATCCCCACCAAAAGAATCATCCTTTCTCATCTCATGAACGGACATATCTCTATAAACACCAATATCTTTATGTTTTTGCCTTAGCCTTTCACCTGCAAGAAGTGCTTCCTTGTATTTCTTAGGTATAGATGGCTTTTTATTATTTTTCAAATAGAATCCACCAAAAACATATGGCCTACCCTCCTCATCAACCACCTTACTATCACCAAACCACTTCCAGAAGTTAACTGGATTGTTAATCTGCTTACCTTCGCTGTTAGTCGTTGGTCGTTCGATACCGTCGACTGTCACAGTTTTGGCGCGTGAGAAGCGTATGTCGTTGTTGTCTTTATTAAACCGTTCACTTAACGGGATAACATTACCTTCATCGTCGTATGTGACTGCATCTGGAAGCTTTATTTTTACATGGTCGCCGTTCGGCAATACTGCAGATACCGAGCCAGTATCTTCACCGTCGTTCTCGTAGTAAAACCCACTTGTGGCTTTACCCTGTGATAGCAACTTATACATCAATGAATTTGCAGCACTGTCGGTTTTTTTACGTTTAACCATATCTCCGACGATAAGCACGGGTCTTATCCAAGGTTTCCAGGAAGGATCGACTTTTACGTCGTTTCCAACTGTAGGTAACTCGTGATCTTCGGCGTAGAAATCATCTTTAGGTGAATCCATATTGTAACCGCTATCTCGATACTTACCGAATTGGCCGCTGGCAACCCTATCCCTACCGGCAAGCAATGTCTTTCCGTATTCTCTAGTTCCATCCCATCCACGCCCGTCAGCAGGAATACCGATTCGAGCCTCGAGCGCTTCCATAGCGGCTTGTTTAGTTCCGACATGTAGTCCTGTCATACCACCACGTAAGTCGCCGGATGGCGTACCGTGCCAGTATGCGCCAATAATTGCCAACTTATCGTTAACTAATTTCTGCGCTTTTTCCATATCACCACTATTAACTGCGTCCAGGTATTCACTATCTTGAGGAGCAACTCTAGAGAACATAACTTTATCAACTTGATTAATCTTCTCTATTCTATCTTGGTTATTCCCATTCTCATACTCTCGTATATCTGTAATACCATTTTTTGTTAGTATTTCTTTTACTTCTTTTGGAGCACCTTTTGGAATAATAGCAGCAGAGAATTCACCCAAACCAACAGATCGTAATACCTTGACTTCAAAGTATTCAGTAGGCATACTTTTTAGTTTATTAATAAATTCCTGAATATCAATCTTAATTGAATCAGGTACATTCTCAAACCCATTATATTTAAGTGCCGCACTAATACCCATCTTTGCAGAGTCAGATAGCATTGATTCCACATTATCAAAACCTGAGAAGGTTCCATAGCTTTCTAAAGATTTATCTAAATCATCTAGACTTGCTTGCACTTCTGCCTGAACTTCTTTAAAAGCATCAGAACTAATTAACCTATCTTTACTACTGCGAATCTGTTCAATACTTTTAAATTGTGGTGAATACTTAGCACGTACAGAACCAAGCCCATATTTAAAGTTCTCACCACCACGCAAATCTTTCTTGAGTATTTTGATGACATTATCAATATCATGGGGTATATAACGACGATTACCACTATTTGTATAGCCTTGAAATATCCTTTCTTTTGGATTGGATTTGTTTATTAGATCAGCAAGATAATTATCAAATTTATTTCTTAGATTAGAATCAGTTATTTGGTGAAAGAGTTTTGAATTTGTAGCTTGGCGATCAACCTTACCAACATTCTTTTTAGCATCCCTGTAAGATATAACATCATTAGCATATGACCTAGCAAGATTGCTTACGGCATCATCATTTATTTCTTCTCTATCTGATATTTGGGCAAAATGTTCCTTAACTGCTTCTCTAAATTTCTCATCTTTTGAGAGATCGAAAGAATCCATATTGCTATCAGCAAATGGCCTAAAAGATTCATTGGGAAGTTCTTTAGGTTTTGTGAATGCAAGTTTAGGATCTACACCTTGCTCCTTAAGGAATTGGTACATTGCCGCTGAACTATGAGTTAATTCACGGAATGGATCATTCTCCAGGCTATCATTATAGAATTCACGATCACCTGTCTTTTCAATACCTTCTGATAAAAGTGTATTCAATCTTTCTATTGCTTTACCTGAGAAGTCGTAACTAAGCTGTGGATAACGTGGTGAATATATATCTGAACCATATGCCTTTGCCCCTTGTTTAGGATCAACTAAGTCTTTATCTGCTAGTAAAGTAATTTCACCAAACCCTTTCAATGGGAAAGTTTTATCTGTTATAGCTATAGATGGAGCAGCAAGGCCTCCCATACGATCTGAGTGTAAGAGATTCTTTACAGTCAAATTATGTTGAGCAATAAGTGTGTTCTCTGTAGCTACCTTAGAGAACTTAGCCGTAATGCTCACGTCGTTATCATCGAATATCACATAGTTGTACGCACCCTCACCCTTAGATCGGCTGGAACCATCAAGGTATTTGATACCGCGTATGCCTAGTGAGTGGAGGTATTCTGATGTATCTTTGTGCCCTTCACCAACATTTCCAAAAACATACTTATAAAAGTATTCTCCATTTCTGTTATCTATACTTTCATATCCTTGACTTACATATTTTTTGTCCTTACGTTTTGCTTCTTTATATTCATCTGTTGATTCTATTATGTTCTTAACCTTATCACTCTGCTCGGATAGCGGTTTATCCCACAATAAATACTCATCTTGTTCTGGTGCTAGTTCGACCTCGTAGAGTTTGCCTAGAGTGTTCTTAAGCCCACCCCTTTCTTGTATATCGTGCAGATTGCTCAAGTCAATTCTAAGCATTTCTCGCATTTTCTCACTTTCATTGCGATCTAGCATTTCTTGGACTTGGGCTATAGGTTTAGTTAAATCAGTATTTTTTCTAAGAGCATCTCGCACCTTAACCCTAGCGTTAAGATTTTTCAGTGTATTAGGTGACCACACCGTGCCGTCACTTGTTGCGTAATTATCGTCGTTCGATAACGTCTTTTTATAGAACTCGGCAACATCCTTGCTCTCGGCAAAGTAATGCCCGTAACCATACGCCTGTGCACCTTCCCCCGTACCGATCTTGCTGCTATCGAACTTATTGTGATCGTGCGGTGAACCGTGGTAGGCGCGTGAGAATAGTGCTATCTTGTCCTTATCAATAATTAAGTTGTTATCAGATAACGCCTGCTTCGCGGTCTTATATTCTGTGTGACTAAAAGGTTCTCCATCCTTCGCACCGAAGTCTGTTACTCGCCACGGTTTATCGCTTGTGGTATTACGTGATATTAACCATTTCCCGTCAGCACCTATACCATTCAGCCTACCAGATTCTAGCATTGAAGCCAGCACGTCCTTTGCTTCGACAGCTCGTTCGCCAAACTCTACGAAAACATCCATGTCATATGTGTCGTTCATCTTGGTATGAAGATCACTCAGTCGATTGAGTATTACCCTAGCCTTATCGATAGCAGGTTTATTATCGCCAGTGATATTGAACTTAGGTTTACTCTCAGCACTAACCGGTGCAGCCTCGCTCTCAGTATACTGAGCAACGGCCTTAGCGATAATATCCTGCGCTTTGGTAGCGTCCTTGACCCACTGCTCGGAGCCCATACCGTTCGCTTTGGCTTTAACGATAACACCTTTCAACCATTTGATAATGGTAGCAGCAATGTCCTTGAACGCTTTCGGATTGGCTTCGCCAACTTTCTGCCAGAACGATTGCTCGGTAAAGTTGTCGCCCATCAGGTCGCCGACGATCTCTTTCGTTATCTCAGCTTTGGTCGCACCTTCGATGCCGTATTTCTTCGCGTACTCGGCTTCGTTGATGATCACAGTTTTGAGAGACTTAAGCAGCTCCTTGTAAACCGCAGGCTTCTCTTGCTCCATCCAGTGCGACAGCTCATGCGCCATGATCGCATCGAACGCTTTGTCGGTACGAATGTCAACGAAGATTGTGTCAGCGATGCTCGGCACCATTACGCCGTTGATCTTGAACGGACCGTCAGCCTTGACAAATACTACTTTCTTCTTGAAGAGTTTGGCCTGCTTTTCGGCAAGTTCTTTGCGCGCCTTCTTTGTGCTATCCAAAGCATCAACGTCCCGCACACTGGCTGGTTCGACTGTAAAATCATATCCGTTATCTTTGAGGTGCTTTTCGAGTTGCTTAACATTGGTATCTCCGTCTGGTTTCGGTTCTACGCTCCGCAAAGCAGGTTGTGGAGTCTCAAACATATCCGCACTGGTAGTATCGACCTCAACAAAATTGCCTTTAAAGAAATCAGTAAGTTTCTTTTGGCTGCGAACGTTAGTGTCAATGAACCGCAAGATACTCTCAGCTTCTTTGCTCAATCCCTCACTGAACGCATCTTGCTGCGCCAGGAAGTTATCGACAGGTTGACCAGTTGCTTTCAATTGAGAGTAAGTATCGACCGCTTCGAGTAGTGCTGTAGTGTCTTGTTTTGATTTGAGCACATACCCTACTGACTTGACCAACGCACTCATCACATTGCGCATATCTGAATCGGTAGACTCAATCAGTTTTTCTAGCGTCGGGCTGTCACCATATGCCTTGGCTAACATTGCGTTGCGTATTCTTACACGGCCTGACTGACTTAGATTTAAGTGCTTGTCGGCCATGCTATTCATTTCACCAGAATCATAGTCGTTGAACACATCTTTCAGTGTGGTCATGTTCGCTGGTGTTAGCGCCACTTCACCGAGATCGTTCAGCACCAAGCTTTCGACACCAACCATTCGTTCAGCGTCAACGCTCGCCAGTTCGATTGGTGACATATCCATGCTCAAGCCTGAGTTAGACCTGATCGCCAGTTTACGAACATCATGCTCATCCACCAGCCGTCTAACTAGAATCGGCTTTGCTTTACCTTCAATTATCGCAGGATCAAGACCTTTGCCAATAATATCAGCTCTCAGTTCATCGAGATATGGTTTTACTGTACCTTGGCTGTAGGCTAAACTAACGCCTTCAAAACGTCCGTTACCTGCAATAATCTTATTATCCAAACTTAACGTCGGTGCACCTGCGTCCATAACAGGTGAATCGCGTAGTCTTTTGTAATCGGGCGCATTAGCTATTTGTTGCACTTGTACGTTAGCAGCGGCTCGTTTGCGATCCCTCGGTTGATTTACCCCCTTGCTTAACGATGCTTTGACTTCATCTGCGTCAACAACATCCCACACAGCATTAAGGCGCGTACCGTCAGGCGTAACGATCACATTCTCGTTTGGATTTAGTACTTCGGCGGCTTGCGCTTGCCCGGCGTCGATGGTTGCTTGCGTTTCATCTGCAGTCTCCTTTTTGGTTGGGTTAAGTGCTTCTACGTCTGCTAGTGTTGGGTCCTCGGTGCGTATCGCTTCGTGAGCCGCAACGATCGCATCGTCAAGCGTGGGTGCGTCGACCACAGGTTTAAGTTTGTCAACGTTAACTTGCGATGCCGCTCCGGTTACTGCTCCTGGGAACGAGCCACCAAGGGCACCCATGGCACCGCCGAACGCGGTATCTAATAGATTTTCTTTGGTCGTTGGGTCTTCGTATGAAGCTAGTTGTTCAATAGGATTCTGAACGATCTCTTCCGAGCCTTCAACTAACGCGCCCTTCAGCCCACCTTTAATTGCAGCTTCGCCGATAGTTGTGGACGCAAACTTACGAGCCATTGCGGCACGACCTTCTTTAGTCAGCATTGCTATCGCCCATTGTTGTGGGCCGAACGCGACTTCAATCGCACCAACTGCCGACGCACCGATGGCTGCGATAGCTTTGCTCTTAGCGTCAGCTTCGTTCTTCGGATCTTTCAATATCTGAGCATCGCGTATGCCGCTGTAGGATGGTAGTGCAGCGACCGCAGCCGGACCTAACCACTGAACAACAGTGCCCACGGCTGCCACAATTGGGGCGGCAGGGCCAGTTAATGGTGCAAGCGAAGCTATCCCAGCACCGACCGCGCTGACGCCTACCATGGCACCCATCGACGGTACGGAATTACCCGAGGCTTCTTTGAACGCTAAGAACGGTTCGTCCCTTATATCTTCAAGCTTGTTAACCCATAGTGGATTGTTGTCGAGTAACTTCTGACCGTACTGAGTGATAGCGTTATCTTTATCGGCATCAAAGAAATCCGAACCAATCTGACCGGCACCTTTGATTGTACGGCCTGCACTATTCAGCGCTGACTGAGTAAATCCGCTCTCACTAGGCTTCATCGCTTCGGTGCGCAACAGTTCGAGCTCTTGCTGGTTAGCTTGCCCTTTAATATCTTCGTTCGCTGCATTAGCAATACGCGACTTGATACCTGTGCTCGCTACATCCCCTTGCGGATTGAGTAGCGCTTTGTTGTATGTGGATTGGCGAACAGGTGCGCCCGGTACTTGCGGTGCGGCAGTATTCTCGCCTTCAGTAGCCGATGCTTCGGCTTGGTCAGCAATACTCGGCGTTGACTTGAACGCTCGCACAACATCGGTGCTATCCACACCAAGATGCTCTTTGGCTAATGCGTTCAGCTTGTCACTTAATGGTGGCTTGTAGTCAGGATTGAGAACGTGCTCATTTGAACTGATGGCGTCGGCCATATCAGCTTCGCTCATCCCATCAGGGAACTGCAGTATCTGACCGTAAGCTTTGACCCGTTGTACCATTATTGAA